TCATTATTTTGGACCTTTATTAAAAGAGATTTGTCATTTCCTGCACTTGTGGTATCGTTATTCGGTCTTGCACTTGATGGGTGGTTTGGCATCAGTAATCCCCTTATACTGTTATTGGGTATAACCTTATTCTCAGCATGGGATGCTATATGTTATGAGATAGCTGCTAGGTCGGACAATCGTGAGAATATGGTTCGTTATCGTATAGGGCAGACAAGTGTGCAAATCCTTATCATAACCCTTATGGGTTTATTATCGGATTGGAACACTTGGGTGGTGTTAGGATTTTTTTACCTATGGTGGATGGGAGTATGTGATGTTTTATTCTACATACTTCTTGGTCGATTGAAGGACATGGTTAGATATGGTGATATGTTTTGGCTGTGGTGGACACCATTGGGTATGATGAATCGTTGGATGGGTAGGGGGACAAGTGGCATATCGGTATTTCATATTGCTGTGTATGCTGTAATATTGTGGTATGTCATATGGTTGTTTTATCCGGCAGTAAGGTTTGCTGGTTTATTTTAAGGTGTTGTAAACGGCGACACAAATACATAAGTCATTGGAGATCGGTTGGGTGGGCGCCCGGCCCTTGAGGAGTTAGAATGATTAAATTAAAAAATATAATGTTAGAGTTGGATATACCACCGGATGTCCCTAAACCCTTCAAGGGCGTTGATATAATCACCAATGAACTGCCAGATGATATTAGGGGTAATTTTGATTCGTATCCTGAATTGCCGAGTCCTATTCTTTATATCCACTCATTTTTTCCAAAGGAAGAGTTTAGGGGAAAAGGATTTACTAAAGCATGGGTATTAAAGTATCTTGGAGATTGGAAAATGGGAAGACTCAACTACGACAACGAGTTAAATGCTAAATGGGGTTCACGGGGTCTTCGTGATGTTGGTATGGGTTCTGAATGGTTTGGCACAAGTACATTCTATGATGATGGTGAAAAATTTTTCAATACCCTTGTGAGAGACGGATATTTGATTAAACAAAATCCTGTTAAGGTTGGTAGTGGTAGGGCATTGAATTTATACAAAATAACAAATAAGGTAAACATGGTATGATTAAATTAAAAGACATATTGATGGAACGCATATCCGACATAGTATATCACTTTACTACTACGGAAGCGGCAAATAATATAATAGAAACAAACCGTTTTAGATTGACTGATGTGCCGGTTGAACCCAATGTTGATCCTGGCAGAAAGTATGACGATGGGTATTATATGTCCGTTGCAAGAACAAAGATAGAAGGGTATACAAAGTCATTCCGGTATGCATGTCACTTTGTTAGATTTGAATTGGATGGGACAAAATTAGGAAACAAATATAAAGGTGGTGCTTACAATTATTATCATGGCATGCACGGTAATGATGAATACGAAGAATACGAAGACCGTATCTATTCAAAAGATATGTATATTCCTAATGCATTAAATTATATCAAGAGAATTGATGTGGATGTCAGTAGAAAATGTACGGGATATGATACTGCAAAGTTAATAAAAACATCAATAGGTGCAGGTGTTCCAACATTCCTATTTCCAAGTAGAGAAAAGTGGTCACAACAATACAATGGTATCGAAGTAAGGGATGTTGATGGATATAAACTATTCATGCAATCACTCGTCAAGTAAGTCTCTTGCAATAGTAATAAAGTGTTCTTCGTCAATAGGGAATACTGTTTTCAATCTGGCAATAAAGTCCATTATACCGGTCTCATATCCTTCGTTATATGATTCCTCAACAAGAGTTAGATCGTTTCCTTTAATCATAGTTTATTCGGTTGGTTAATAAAAAGTGGGGCACCGAAAACAACCACGAAAACGGTGCCCCGATTGCAAACTCCGGGGAGGAGTATGTAGGGAGTAATTATTTAGTAAGAATTTCTATCAATCATTTCTGGACCATCGGGTGTATTATCTTGGTCATTGGTGTCTTTGATATTTGAAATACCCCAATCATCTTGAATACCATCAAATTCTCGTCTATATTTTGCTGAAGTATCAGCTAGTTTTGACATCAAATCATTATGGAAAATATATGTTTTTTGAGAAAGTTGTTTGAATTTTTGCATGGACGGATAGACTTCTGAAAATCTGTTCATCCAATAAACGGTATCTATTTCCTTTTCCATTGTTTCTTTATCTAAAACCGCTGTTCTTATAGAATACAATAAATCTATTATTAGCATTTGATTGTGTTCTAACTGTTCAAGTTTATCTTCTATTTGTTTTAATTTTAATTCACTCATATTTTTTCCATTTTAATTGTCATTTTCCACTACATAGTCTAACGGTCTACAACTGGAAAATATAAATTCATTTGATGTTTCAAACGATTTCCTATAAAAATTTATTTCTTTTCCATTGGTAAGTTTAACAACAATACGCAACGCTGTAAGTTTAGTAACAATAAGTTCATCAGACCATCGATTCATGCTTTCTACCCAAACACGAATTTTGTCACCAACACGAACATATTTTTTTTGATAGTATTTGTATTCTTCATTCATAACAAATATAATTATTGTTTTTGTTGTAATTCTTCAAGTCTTTTCAGTTCTGCTTCCATTTCAACTAAACCTTTACGAACCCATGTATCATCTGGATTTTCTTTCAGAACTTGTTTAGCAACTTCAATCATTTGTTCTAATTTTTCTTTATTATTCATTTTATTCTCCTATGTGGGCCCAGCAGGACTTGAACCTGCAACCTAACGATTATGAGTCGTTTGCTCTAACCGATTGAGCTATAAGCCCTTATTGTGATCCCAAGGGGACTCGAACCCCTATTATCGCCGTGAAAGGGCGGTGTCCTAACCATTAAACGATGGGACCTACCATTATTTATTTTCTTTCTCATATTCTTCTGCCTTAATTACTGTCCATTGGAATAACCGGGTATAATATCCAATGAAAAATATAATTGGAATTGCAATACCAATTAAAGTAAGCCACATGGGTGCAGATAATAAGAAATTCATATACCAATAGAACACAGTTATACCTAGAGCTACCATGATAAATAATACCACTATTAAAGCACATATCATAATAAATCCTTTCATGCCCGTAAAGAACACAGAAAGACAACCCATGTTCAATTTTTTATCATCATTATTTTTCATTTCAATCATAACAAATATACGAAAAATTTATTAACAAAGCAAGCAATTAAATTTTTTCCATGACAAAATTAGTTGCGGTTTGTGCATACATATCACTTAAATAGTATGCTTCAATTTCATAAGGATTTTTATAGTAACCATGTTCTTTGTTCCATCGTTCATACCAACCGCCCTTTGTGGGTTGTAGGTAATGTATGTATTCATGTATGATAGTCTTGATAAAGACTTTAGCAGTTCTATGGCCACGAACCTTAAGCGATATTGTATTGGTATCTGGATCATATCTTGCAATAGATTGTTTGTCATTGTCATCACTATCAAGAGTATTCCATTCCCAAGAAATATACGGATGTTCTCTATTGGTGTTCATACCAAAGGTATCAATACACCAGTCAATAGTATGGTCAATTATAGATGAAATAATATCATCGGAAACATTCTTGCGAGACAGATACATAGTTTCCGCCGGTATTGGTTTTACCGGCGGAGCCATTGCAAATCGTTTAAGTGATTTTGTTTTAACCATTCTTTTTACTCGCCGATAATAACTCATCGTTCATGGCCTTAACAACTTTTGCAATTTCATCAGCACGACGCAAGTGAACACAATTTGTTTTGTATGTTTCAACAACTTTACAGAAATCATGGGCACCACCAATGAAGTATGTGAGGACATTGATACCGCGAGCACGCATACGCTCAACTTGTTTTCTGGAGTGTGTCTGAGCGGACTGTCCACGATATGAAAAATGTTGTTTATCATGTGTCATAAATGGTTCGCCGTCACATAGGTTGATAAAGTAAGCATCCGTATTAGCAGATTGTTTGATGATTTCACCCATGATTGCCTCAAAACAAAGTCCTTCTGGTGTTGTATTAGTGACATAGATTGTCTCAAAAACATCACGAATGTGAGCAATGTTATGTTTGGTTGAATCATATAGGTAAATAAGATAAGGTGTATCGTGCATTGATGATTTACCTCTACCACCACTATAATTATCTGAATATACAGAACGAGCACTAACTACAACATGAAGGTTCTTAATTTGTTTAGCAGCAACCGCAAACATCACAGCAAGTTTGACTGATTCTTCAAACTTGTCACCAGACATTGAACCGGATTGGTCAATTGATAAGTGAATGAATGATGGTTGGTATTCGTGGATAGTAATTTGTTTGAAGATTTCATAATTACTACTACCAATTTCATGTAACAATCTTGCATCAATTCTGCCAGATTTGAGACGGGTAGAAGTAGTTACTCTTTCTTCGTTACGAATTTGCAACTTCTTGGCGAGCACTTTACCTAAAGCAATGTATCTGGATACATCGCGTCTTCTCCAGCCGGATTTACGAACACCGAATGGTGCAGACACATCACTTTCCATAAATTTACGGTTGATATTACGGACAATAAAAGTTTTGATACCGCGTGGATTAAATCTACCGTAGTCATCCTCAAAATTCTTGGCAACAATTTGTTCGTCAAGATCCACAGAAGATACCGCATCAACCTTCTGAGCATCAGCTTTGGACAACTTTGTTTTTTTGGTATCACCGTTGATAAGGTCTCTTTGTTTCTGAAACAACTTTTCAACTTGTTCTCTTTGTTTGTCTGTTAGTGGTTTGTCACTAACGCCGTCTGGAATAGGATTTGGTCTACCAGTGGTTGGTTCCATATCGTCACCTTCACCGTCACCTATGCCACCACCGTCACCATAACCGTCTTGGTCATCTGGTTGGTCATCTTTTTCAATCTCACTTAATTGTTTCAGAATGATACCGGCAACCGTATAAGCAAGTTTGATACGGTCTTCATCAGTTTTCAATCTACGAATGTTCTGCAAGTCAAGCGTGTCCCAAACTAATTGCAATGCAGGTAGGGCATTGAGATTACGGTATGGGCTACGGAAATTACACAAGTGAAAAAGATAATTGTGTGCCGTAGGTTTCATAAATTCTTCGTCATAGAAAGCACGGGTTACTTTCTCGTCACCGAAGAATTTATTGTAAAGAGATTTGTAATAGATACGATATCCGGGAGCAGCCGTATATGTCATCGCATCAATATACAAGTCTTCAATGATATTGACAAGAGATTTGAAAAAGTTTTGTTTATCGGTATAACCTTCAAACAATTTTTCTATATCACCTTGTTCTTGAAACAGATAATTACCGTTTTCATCCCTCAAATGTTGATGGGCATGATATACCAGATTAGATACTGCATCACGAAACTTTCCCATATCCGTATAAAGAATGTGGCTACTTTCATGTAGGGCAAGGCCAACATTTGAGTCAAAGTCTTTTTCATTTATGGATGCAGAAAGGTGAACGGTTTTTCCATCGGTCATATTTTGACCATTGTTGTTGTATTGGACATGAATGTTTGGATCACCGGTCATAATATGAACAAAGTTTGCAACGGCTCGTTGGTATTGTGCGAGGGCAAAGTAGTCATATTTTTCTTCTTTGAAGCCATATTCATGTTCAAACATGGATTGTTTCTTATCAAACAAGCTACCTTTGAGCCAGTAATTGGTTCCGGCTGAATACTCGTCCTGATAATTAGACGCATATTTGTTCCAAAATTGGTTTGTTCTAGCACTTGCTTCTGCAAGCATACCTTTTACGGACTTTTTGAAAATACTCATTACATATCCCTTATGGTTGTTATTGGTTGTTTGTATAAATATAACATAGTGTGGAAGCGAACCCCCACACTATTTTTAGAAAAGTGGTTCATTTCAAGATTTAGCAGTATCGCCTTCATCGAACATATTGTCATTATCAAGACTGTCAATAGGAATAAACTTTTGAACAATCTGGCGAACATAAGTTCTCTCACTATCAGCACCACCTTCTTCGGTGAAATATGGGAATACACACACTTCAAGTGCCTCACCGATAGTAAAGCCGTCACATATAAGAGCAGCAGCACGGAGGATGGTTCTGGTTGATATTGTGGTTGAAACTTTACCGTGACCGGAAAGAACTTCGGTGTAAACTTGTGTATAGATTGAGGACAAAATATCTACTGTTTTTTCGTCAAGGTTTGGACAAACATAATTGATAAGTTTACCTTGTTGTGTTTTGTCCAACAAATCCATTTCAAGAAGGAGAAAACGGTCTTGGATAGCACGGTCAATTACACGGGTTGAGGTATATTCCACACCGATATTGGCGGTAGCAAGGAAAGAAACACCGGGTGCAACCTTGATAACTTCTGCATCAGGACTTTCATCTACACGCACATATCTTTGTCCGTCATCAAGAACGGTCATCAAGATATTCCATGCCTCTGGATGGGCACGGGATAATTCATCGAGCAGGATAACAGCATCCTCAATCTGAATTGCCTTGATAAAGGTTGATTGATTGAAATATGTTCCTGTTGATTTGTCAAAATGTGTGGTGCCAATGAGAGCCGTTCTTGGATCCTGCGTTGAACCCAAATTGAAATAAAAGAACGGTCTATCCATTGCGTCTGCAACCGTTCTGACGGCAAGTGTTTTACCGGAACCTGCAGGACCAGTTATCATAAGATTTTGACCACGGAGAACACTACGGACAAGATATTTCCATTTTATGTCCGAAAGAATTAAAGACTCCGGGCGGAATGATGGAGCTGTAGCAACAATATCTGCAACAGACAAATTTTGTGTTTTGGTTTTGGTTGTTTTGGTTCTAGACATAGAACAATTCCTGTAAGAAATGAATAAGGTTGTTTTTTAACATATACGAATATAAGGCATTTTATTGAGAGATCAAAGCATTATTTTGATTTTTTTTGTTAATTTTAGATAATTTCTTATCTACCAAAAACTTAACTGCATCTTCGTGAACCATATATTTTACTTTCTTTTGGTTCTCTTTCTGAATTTTCATAACAAGAGTTTGATCAACTACGGGTTTCTCTTGTATTTTGTAACTTTGATATTTTCGGGTTCTTCCATTTGTAAGACGGCGAACATATTGGAATGAACATCCGAGAATTTTTGCAACTTCTGGTACTGTGTACCATTTTCCTTGTGGGGTGTCAATCATTTCTTTCTCCTGGTTGTTTTGGTTGGTTTAATAGATTTAGTTATCGTTTTCTTTGTAGTTTTCTTCGTTGTCTTCGCAGTCTTCGGTTTGGCAGTTTTCTTCTTCGTAGTTCTCGTAGCCGCCTTTGCAGGTGTCTTTTTCTTCTTCAACTTTTTGGTTATCTCTGCGGAAATTTTATCATCAAGCGTGACTTTCTTTTTCTTGTTTGGTGTTGCGGGTTTGATTTCTGTTGCCGGTAAACTACCGAACAATTCTGGTTTTTCTACGCCCTTATGATATACCTTGCCGTTCTCATGTACAAATTCCTTAAAAAATTTCCAACCGCGAGGAAAGCCAGTCGAAACTGTTTTCTCATTGAGAGTAGGACCTGGAATCTTTCCAGCAACACATCGCCAACAAGTGGCAGAGACAACACCTTCCATGACACGCAGTTTTTCGTTACAGTCACGACCAGAATACCATTTACTTGCGGGATTTCCACCTTCACAAGTTACGGTTCGCATCTTGATATTTTCAAGATTTCTTGTTTGTTTCTTTGCAGTTCCTTTGCGTTTCATATTTTGTTTCCTTATCATAATAAATTATTTCTCAATACCGTTGTTGTGGTGGATTAAATATGGTTTGTGATTACCATACCACCATTTTCAGAAGAATATCTACCGATAGGTGTCCAATTTTGGCTATGAGGCCAAGGTTGGTTGTTCAAGAACCACATCCAATTTTTTTGGTGAATACGGACACCAGGAATACCGTTCAATCTTTCTTTGGTAGTATTAGTTTCCCAACCGGCAGAACGAACATAAATAATTCCGTCAGTATCGTCAATCTTTGCAATGGCATGGCCATGTAGGTATAAGGTTGTGCCGTCTGTTTGGGTATTGTCTCTGCGGAATTTTTTACGCATCAACCAATTTGATACGGCGAGCTGTGTTACTTGTCTCATTTTGAGATCCTTGAATATGTGGTTGTTATCAGTTTACAATACAAATGTAAGGCATTGCCAACTAAGATCAAAGCAATTTTTGAAATAATTGTAACAATGTTCATATTTGTTTGTTTGGTTGTCATCATTGCATATTACAAATATAAGGCATTTTTTTGTAAGATCAAAGCAATAATGAAAATAATTTGTAAACCGTTGATTTTTAAGGAGTTACGCTAAGTCTATAAAAATCAAGGACTTACGCCGGAAATGACGTAAATCCTTGAAATATAAAGACTTAACCGATTTTTACTGAATATTCAGCAAAACATCTGGTCTTTTTACTATTTCTACATTCCCAAATTCATCATCGAAAAGAACATTCTCTTTATCCCATGATACAATTTGATCCGGTGTAAGACATCCGTATCTTTGAAAATATGAACCATATTCTTCAAACATATCATCAATTTCATCGAAACTTGTGTCTAAATCAAAAATAGGTATTCCACTATCTTCATTGTCATTATACCACAATGAATTTTCAAATTTACCAAACTTGTTCATGTATTCACCTTTTTGTTCATCATGTTGAATGGATGACATAATCCATTCAAAGATATTTTCACGACTGATTTCAAGAGCACTATACTTTTCTTTTAAGTCTTGTAAATCATTTGAATTTGAAACCAACTCAAAATTCTTCTTAAATTCATCAAGTAGTTGATTAAATTTTTCATTGCTCATAGATACAATCCACAATTTTTGATTCTGCAATAGTTTTGACTTCAAATGGTTCGGTGCTATCTTTTAGATACTTATTCACCAAAACTTCTGCATCGGTTACTGAAACTGCACTAACTAGATAGGTGCGGTTGTGTTTTTTTACTTTACCTTGTTCATTTGTGATTTCAAATTGAACTTTTGCGAGGTAGAACGCCATAACAATTCCTTTGGAAATGTGAAATAAAATGATTATATTTGATACGAATATAAGAAATAGTTTGATACGAAGCAAGCAATTTTTGAAATTTTTTATTATAGTTATTATTTTCAACAAGGGAAAACAATGTTAAGGTTTATTTTAGTATTATTGTTGGCATCATCTATTACTTGGGGGAAGGAATGGGTTATTAAGTTGCCACTCAAAAAAGTTCGGGTGTATTCATCTGATACACTACGCCACCCATCATGGTATTCTGTAAAGTATAAATTGAGGAATATGATAAATCTATCGTTCTTTACTACAAAGGCGGTAGTTCCACCGTTCAAGAACCATGATTATATCAAACCAAACAACCCACATGGTTGGCCATTTGTATCTATTGATGATCCACATGATTTTGGTGTTCCAAATTTAAGACCACATTTACACTTCAGCGACCGGTTTGGTGTACCTGCTATATGGTCAAAATACATCTTTGCGGGGACGCCACTACTCGTTAAGGATAGTTTACCACAAAAGATAGGTAAAAACAGTTTTACAACAGCCAGACGGCCGAGAACGGTGTTTGGCAGTCATCATCAAGATAGTGTGTTCATTTACATCAATACTGGTATCAGAGTGGTAGATTTACCAAAAAGATTATTGGAACTTGGTTGTAAGGATGCCATCAACATGGATGGTGGCGGTTCAACATTCCTATATCGTGGTAACAAATATGATTATGTTCAAATGCCAATTAAAAAAATGAGGAAATATCCGAATGTTCTTGCTTGGTAATAATAATTGCTTTGATCATATAGGTAAAATGTATTATCTTGCCAGTGAACACGGAGAAAGTGTGAACACAAAGAAAGTGATCAGATATAGATCTAATATAGATCTATAGATCTAAGAAGTAAAAAAGTGCTTGCTACATATTTATATTTTTCGTATCTTTGATAGATACTCAAAGTAAGTTCTTTGAAAACATGGTCGGTATATGTTTTAACCATATCGTTAATTTCAACGGAATGGTTCGTTAAATATATTATCCATAAATGAGGACAAGATTATGACTAACAAATGTAAACGGGTTATATCATTGTTTTTCATTGGTTTCTGTTTTCCGTTAGTAGCAATGACTACTACTCTAAACAGAAGTGCTGAAATAAAATCGGTAACAATGAAAAAAGTGCTATATTCATCTATCGTTTGGGTTGAGTCAAAAGGCAATGCAACCGCACGATCAAAGGATGGTTCACTTGGAATAGTTCAAATTTTACCAGTAATGGTGAAGGAAGTGAACCGTATCTGTAAAATGAAAGGTATCAATAAAACTTTTACTTTACAAGATAGGCTAAATCCTGAAAAGTCAGAACAAATGTTTTGGATTTTTCAGAATTTCTACAATCCCAACATTAACTGGGAAACCATCACAATGAGTGAGATGGAGATCATTGCACGAAAGTGGAATGGAGGTCCTAATGGACATAAAAAAGGTGCTACTAAGCACTATTGGAATAAAGTTTCAAAGATGGTCTATAAAGACCTAAAAGAAAGGGGAGTTAAGGTATAACAACTGTTATATCATAAACGAGAGAATTTTTTTACATACCGACCATTTTTCTCTCGTAAAGTTTCTATTTATTTACAAACAGTTATCCATAATCGGAGAGTTAGGTGGAAATACTAACATCATTTTTATTAGGGTTTGTATCGATGTGGCTTGTGCTTAGACTTGATATAATGAAACCAAGTAAAGTTCAAATTAAAAATACAATGATTGAAATGGCAACACAATATGGCGGTAATCAAAAAATCTGTAAAGAGTTAAAAGATTATTCCATCAAACAAATAAAGAATGGAAACTATGAGTATGTTGAAGTCATAGATATAATTAAAAGGCAAAATAATGACAAAACAAGAACATAAATTAAAATCCATGTTAAATTACTATGAAGTTAATTTAGGTGGAAAAAAGGATGAAAAGATGTCAAAGAAAACATTAAGTAAATTTCTTGATAGCTTTAATAAAATTTATGACTTTTATACTCTTGAAGAAATAATGAGTAAAATTAAAGAAAAACGCAGAGAAGAAATAGATGGTGATGATGATGAACAAGACTTTATGATGCCACCAAAAGAATTACCAAACATGGATGAAGATACATTTGAAAATGAAATGATGAAAAATCCTGAAGATTTTTTTGGTAAAAATAATTTGAAAGGTAAAGATAAAAACTTTAATGATTCAATAGATACCGATATAAATAAATTTCTGAAATGGCTTACGATGATACTTTATACAGGTGACCATTCAGTTATTATTACAGAAGATAGAAATGGTATCAATATCAAATTGGTAAAAATAAATAAAGGCAAAAAATAAGTTATGTCCGTAAAATTAGTTTCAGTAACTCAACCTATAATTGAAAAAGGAAGCATGATCATTGAAGACATAAATCCTTTTGAAAAATTGTCTTCTGAAGAATTGATAGTTTATATTGCAAGAGTCAGTAATCCATCTAATCAGAAAAATATTCAAACAGCTTCTAAATTGATAAACTATTTGATTAAACATAAACATTGGTCGCCATTTGAATTTGTAGATATGACAGTTGAAATAATTACTCGTAGAAGTATTGCTGCTCAAATTCTTCGTCACAAATCATTTTCATTTCAAGAATTTTCTCAAAGATATTCAACTGCAACTGAAATTCAACCGATTGAAATGCGTAAACAAGGAAAGACAAATAGACAAAGTAGTGAAGAAACTGTTTCGGATTTTATACTTGAAAGGGATATTGAACAACACTTTGCAAATTCAAAAATGTTATATGATAAGTTAATAAAACAAGGTATTTCAAGAGAAACTGCTCGTGATGTTCTTCCACTTTCAACAGAAACTACAATGTATATGAAAGGTTCTGTTAGAAGTTGGATCCACTATCTTGAACTACGATGTTCGCCTGATACACAGAAGGAACATAGACTAATTGCGGAAAGTATAAAATCAATTTTTAATAATCAATTTCCAAATATTTCAGAAGCACTAAATTGGAAAAATAATTAAGGATAGAATAAAATGATTTATGACTATGAAAATGATAGAAATTTCGCAAGAGAAATAATTTATTGTGGAATTGGACAATATGAAAGTGTATTGCATTTTGGTGCATGTGATCATAATCTAAATTTTATCCAAAATTTGGATGAACATGGTCTTGATATTCAATATACTGCTGTTGATGTTAAAGATGAAGTAAAAACATTATTCACAGACTTTGAACCAATGGAAAGAACTCATATATGGATTTCTACCCAAGAAAGTATGCAAGAATTTATAGACAACATCGAAGACCAAAAATATAAATGGACAATAATAACCGGTTTATTTGATAAACCACTTTATAGTGAGAGGCAGTATCAATACATAGATACTATAATAACAGCTTGTTTAGAGTTTTCTGATAATGTTATATTAACGATAGATGAAAATGTATCATCGGATTTTAAGTATAGTATGATATATCTATTCTCACATTTTACAAATGCATATAATGCCGTTACTGTTAAAAAAATAGATGCGGGTAAGTATATTTTTCATATAATAAAATAACAGGAGCTATGTTATGTTAGAACTTATTTTAATTTTTGTTGCAGGATTCATTGTAGGAATTGTATCATCTTGGCTTTATTACCGAGATAAATTCCGAAAAGTATTAACGGAATTGGAAGATAAAAAAATTATCATTTCAACAATCCACGAACATGCAAATCAACTCGAAAGAGAAAATGTAAAAACATTTGCAAAAGAACATAATGCAAAAGTTACTAAAACCCAAAAAGTTAAAAAAGTCACAAAAAATACTGATAAAAAATAAAAAATATTTATTTGTTTTTTTAATTGTTTGACATATATTTATATCAATAACAACCATTTTTTTATTTGTAGGAGATATAAATGGCAATTAAAACAATAGGTACACAAAAATGGAGTGATACAAATTTAGATGTTCAAACATTTCAAGATGGAACACCTATCGCTGAAATATCCTCATCTGAACAATGGACTGAATATGCTGATGCAAATATACCAGGATGGTCATATTATGAATTTGATTCGAGTAATGGTGATCTTTATGGAAAACTCTATAATTGGTATGCAGTTTCTCAATCATCTGCAATATGTCCAATAGGATTTAGAATACCAACTGAAGCCGATTATTCAACATTAGTAACTTATTTAGGTGGAATTGATCCAGCTGGTTACAAAATGAAAAATAGGGAATACTGGTTGACCTTGGGTAGAACATCTGGTAATGGTTCAAATGAAAGTAATTTCAAAGCAAATCCTGGTGGATATATCAAATCTGCAACCGCAGAATTTTGGGATCTCGGATGGAGTAGTAACTTTTGGACACAAACAACAGCATCTGCTTCCGAAATTATCAGTAAAAGATTGTATTGGTCAAATAGAAAGTGTATATCTGTTGATGCACCAATCGATATGGGACTTTCAGTTAGATTGATTTGCACCGGATCAAGTCAAAATTGTTCAGACGGTGATTTTGATATTACCAATATGTTTTAATTCGGAGGAATAAAATGAAAAGTTTTATCAGTTTATTATTTGTAACTTTGTTCTTTGTTGGTTGTAATGAGAATATCAACCAACCACAAGACATCAGTATGTTTGAAAAAAGAACACCCATCACAAATCGTGATAGTGTAAAAAATCGTGTTCCACTTCAAAGAGCATTAGAATGTCTTAATTTGACAAGAGAACAAAGATTGGTGATTGATAGTATAATTCGTGAAGAACAAATTTGCACAATGGAATGTAAAAAAGAATTTAATGATGCCATTAAAACATTACAAGAACAACATAAGGCAAAATTAGAAAAGTATCGTGGTGTTCGTAAAACAGATGAAATAAAAAAAGAAATTGAAATAATAAATTTTGAATTTCGTCAATTACACCGAGACTTGTTAAAAGAACATAGACTTAAAATGGAACAATGTGTAAAAAATACATTCATTTATATTGAAGCAATTTTAAGAAAAGACCAACTCACTCTTTGGAATTTATGGAAGGCAACTGGTAAAATTCCATGTGATAGAGTTAAACCGTAATTACCTATTGTTCGGAATGGGTATCTTATTCCCACCGTGTTAATGCAGAAATGTAAACCGGTGGGTTTTTTTATATTAAAGGTTATGTTATGAAAATTTCTGTAAATTCACTTCATTGGGATAATGTAGATACCAGAATACTGGAATCACATAAAATGGTTATGAAACACTTTGATATTCCTATCGAATATCACAATATGAATATCGAACATGGGCTATGGATGAATGCAGTTTGCCGTAATACAGATGCAGATGTTTATGTTTTCTTCGATGTTGATTGTGTTCCACTCAATAGAGAAGTTTATGACGAAGCAATCCATTATGTTACTGCAAATGATAGTCTATTTGGTAATGCACAAGTATCAAATCATATACACCCAAAAACTCATGTGTTTGTTGCACCGTCATTTTTTGTAATAACAAAATCATGTTATGAACAATTGGGAAAACCAACCTTCTATCCAACAATTCGTTCAGATGTTGCAGAAGAAATCAGTCATGTTGCTGATGAAATTGGAAAGAGATACCGTTGTCTTTATCCAACAAAGTTCGATGGTGTTCCTAAAAAAGATGGTGTATGGAGATTATCTAATTATGGTTACTATGGTATAGGAACTGTTTATGAAAATAAAACTTATCATCTTTTTGAAAGTAGATGGGGAGACCATATAGAATTATTCCAAAAAAGATGCCAACAAATAGTTGATGGTGGATTTAATATGGATGGCATGTATGATAGTCTGGCAGAGTTTCACGGTCATAAAGTAAAATAAATTTTGATCTTACAAAAAAGATCCGTATATTGGTGTTGAATTAAACATTATACATTAAAGCCAACTACTATGAAACTCGGCTATGCCTGTATCAATATGACCTTATCAAAAGATAAGATTACTACAAATCGTTCAATGATTAAAAAAACCTTTCTACAAAAAGGTATCAATTATTGTTCCGAACTTGCTCTCCTAAATGTTAAAGATATGGAAACTATACTCAAATGGAATGTTGAGAATGGTATCTATTTCTTCCGAACATCATCAAATGTATTTCCTTGGGGTTCTGAATATGACTTGAAAACACTACCAGACATTGAAGAAATCAAAATCGTTCTCAAACGAATTGGTGACTATGCAAATGAACACGGTATTCGTTTATCATGTCATCCTGGACCTTTCAATGTTCTTTGTTCACCAAACGAAAATGTTGTAAAAAATACAATCGTTGATTTGGAATTACACGGTAAAGTATTCGATATGATGGGATTATCACATACACCATACAACAAAATCAATATACATTGCAACGGTGTTTATGGTGACAAGATTGCGTCACTTGACCGTTGGTGCCGTAACTTCAACTTATTATCCCATAGTGTTCGTTCAAGAATGACTATTGAAAATGATGACAAAGCCAGTATGTATTCAGTCAAAGACCTTATGCGTATTCACGAATGTATTGGTATTCCAATTGTATTTGACTATCACCACCACCAATTTTGCACAGGTGACTTATCAGAACAACAAGCTCTTGAACTTGCCATATCTACTTGGCCAGATGGTATTACACCAGTTGTTCATTATTCATCATCACGACTGAAAGAAACAGGTAATTCCAAAGAAAAACCACAGGCACACGCTGATTACATATTAGAAAAAATCAACACATACGGACATAATGTTGATATTATGTTGGAATGTAAAGCCAAAGAATTAGCCCTCAAACAATACCTAACCGAATATGGTATCTAACCTATAAATTCCAAAAGTTCATATTTATGATTACATGATTATGAACAAAAATGGGATATAAATGTCAAGTAAATTACTTTCTCTGAAAAATCTAATCTGGTTTTGTGCGATTGGATTAGCTGTTTTTTCGGGTTATTATTCTGTTTACGGCATATCCAAATTATTTTCTGGTGGATCTTGGTCAATCGTGGGGATGGCTGGGATGTTGGAATTTTCAAAATTAGTGGTTATCACATTCCTACATGACCACTATAAAACCCTAAAAACTACCTTCAAAGTTTACCTTATTAGTGCAGCCGCTGTCCTTATGATATTGACATCGGTTGGTGTTTATGGATATTTAACCAATTCTTACCAGGAAACTGCAAAGTCAATATATGAAACACAGAATAAAATTGCACTAATTGATAAGAAAAAAGAAATCTTTGTTGAACAAAAAAACCAAATAGATACTCTTGTAAAACAAAAATCACAAAGAATATCATCTTATGACCAATTGAGATTTACCCAAGAAACATCTTTGAACGCACAACTATCATCAAAGAAAGGAACAAAGGGATTGCAGAGAAATATTCAATCCGTAGATAATTCAACTCAAACACTAAATAAAGAAATATCGGAACTAAATCAAAAATCTATTGGTTTATCTGATAGTCTTGCTAAATTGGAACAAGAAAAATTGATATTAGAAAATTCTACATTTACATCAGAAATAGGACCATTATTGTATTTGAGTAGATTAACTGGTGCACCAATGGACATAATAGTTAATTGGTTTATACTCGTTCTTGTATCAGTATTTGATCCCCTTGCAGTTAGTTTGGTAATAGCAGCAAATCATCTTCGTCATAAGGAAAAGGAGATACCACCGGAAGATGATGAAAGTCCACCACCACCAAAAAATAAAAAAGTTGTGGAAACCGTTGTAGATGTTGTGGAACCCCCAAAAGAAAAAAAAATTGTTACACACAAAAAACAAAAAATAAAAAAAGATTTGGCAGTTCAAGAAGAAATTGGTATATTAGACGAACAAGAAGAACAAAGGGCATTCTATGAAGAACCACCTAGACCCGATTTAGGTTATAGGAGGGGAATATCTTTTTAGAATGTCATTATCATATTTTAACAAGGAGTTCTACTATGAACGATTTTTATGATGGTGAAGATACTGATGAAGAAAAATTAGCAAGTAATAAATCAAAAGAAAGTGAAAATGATATTCCAGTTAGGTGGAAAGAAGCAACTACACAAATGGATTATGGTATTGATGTTGAGACATCCTCTGTATTGTTGTTCGGTGAAATAATGGATGGTAGTTTATATGATATTATCACTCGTATTCGTGCAATACTACACATGAGAAAAGATGAAAATAAAAATGATCCTATTAACTTGATTATCAATTCAGATGGTGGTTCAGTATATGAGGCACTTGGCATCATTGATTATATTCAAAGTCTTGATGTTAAAGTAAACACAATTTGTAGGGGTAGAGCAATGTCTGCTGCTGCTCTTATTCTTTGTGCAGGAACCGGTATTCGTGCTGCTTCTCAATACAGCACAATCATGTTCCATGAAATAAGTTCAGATATTTACGGTAAATCTTCTGATATGAAAGCCAATGTTCAACACATGGAAAAATTGGAAGAAATACTTTTGGGAATACTAAAATCAAATTCAAACAAAGAAAAAGAGTATTGGAAAAATGTAACAATCAAGGATTATTATATCACACCGAAAGATGCATTAGATATGGGTGTAATTGATGCAATAATTCCACCAAAACATAAGAGAGGTTGATATGATAATTGAAATAATTGTTTTATCCGTTTTATTAACGGCATCGGTATATGTAAATGTAAACTTGTATAAAAAGTTTGATAAATTGGAAGAAATGGCAGAAAATAGTGTTGATACACTTTTAGAAAATGAAAGGTTCCTAACCGAATTAAAAAATAGAGTTTTATCACAACAATCCTATTTAAGACAATTAGATAGGATTGGTTCGTTTGAAGCCGACGATGAAACAGGATATTTTTTCAAAGAAATGAAAGATATTGTAAATGATATTGTAGTTTATTTTGGTGAAGCACCATTGGATGATCAAAGAAGTTCTGTTCTTGAAAAACCAAAATTTGATGTAAGATTTGAAAAGGACTATCTATGAAACAAAAACGAACTCCCAAAAAACCTAATATTTACTTTACACAAGAAACGGAAGATGCGATAGTATTGTATAATTCGATGGAAGATGACATTCAAAGAAATATCATTTATACTAAAAAAATACATCCTGCATTTTACAAATTAGCAGAAATAATGATACATCGTTTTAAGTTTTACAATTTTGATGTAGGACACGAAGATGTTAAACATGAAGTCATATCTTTTCTTCACGAAAAAATTGGAAAATATAAAGCAGAAAACGGTAAAGCATTTTCTTACTTTTCAATTGTTGCTAAGAATTATCTAATTGCAGAAAATAATAAAAACTATTATCATTTTAAGCGTAGTCAAGATATTGGTGCAATTGATTTGGAAAGAAATGTTGTAAATGAAAAAATAAGAAAAGATTTAATTGAAGAAAAATCAGACTTTATTGATCAGTTCATAATTGTTTTTGAAAAATACTTACCATTATTTTTTTCAAAAAAGAGAGACATTCAAGTTGCTGACACAATAATCTATCTTTTTAGAACAAGAGATAACATTGAAAACTATAATAAAAAGGCAATTTATATTTTGATACGAGAAAGAACTGGAATAACATCACAATACATAACAAATGTAATAACAAAAGTAAAACTAATATATGCAAAATTATATGGTGAATACAAAAATGGTGTTAATATAGATAATTTATCATGGTATCAAATACAAGACATTATTTCAAACTAAACTATATTTATTTATATGAACTTTAATCAAGAACTTTTTGGTAATAAAAAATTTTCTGACTTGTTAAAAGACATCTATGACAATCAGAAAAAGAAAGATCGGCAAATAAATTTACTTATTGCTGATCTAAAACCTATGTTAAATAACATAAGTGATGCTGCTATTTTAGTTCCAGCTATCAAAGATTTCATTGAAGTTTCAGTTAAGAATGATGAACATTTAGTTAAATTAGCTGCTGTTATACAACGTGCTGTTAGTAATAAGGGTGAAGAAACATCTTCGTTCTTGACTGATGAAGAAAAAGAAGCTCTATTAAAGGGCATTCAAGAAATTCAAGAAGAACAAGAGGAAGAAGAAATTGGCACTAGATCCACAAAAGACCCAAATCAACGGCCAGACCTATGAGAATATACCTGCAGAGGTAGTTGCTGTTGATTTTGATGGAAAGAGTAAAGAGAAATTGTATACAATTCAATGTAAATTGATTGGTGCATTTGGCTCTCAAGCAAATAATAATGTAGTTGCCGCTCGTGCACTTGATGCTAACATAAAAAATATACCCATAAAGGGCGAAGTTGTTATGTTATTAAAAGCACCAACTGCATATAATAGTGCATTAAGAACTGGTCAAGAATACTATTATACAAATCCTGTTTCTGTGCAGAGTTCAATACACCACAATGGTTTGCCAGGAATAACTGACATGGGTAAATCTGCACTAAATACCAGTCCTAGTGCTAGAGAAAATGCACAAGATGGTGTTACTGCACAAGTAACATCAAGACTAAATGTAAATAAGACAATAGATCCAGGATTTCCAGAAAGAAATGATGTTTACCCAATACAACCATTTCCTGGAGATATTATCATAGAAGGTAGATGGGGACAATCAATACGATTTGGTTCTACCGTTGATGAAAGACGAGAATATCCACAAAAACCATTATGGAAAAAAGGATTGGGTGATACAGGAAACCCAATACTAATAATATCAAATGGAACCAATCCAGATTCAAAACCTTTCAATGAATTTATACTTGAAGATCCAGATAAAGATGATTCTGCAATTTGGATGACATCTGGTCAAGCATTAAACTTTACACCTGCATCCGAATACAAGGATGCTGCAACAAATAGAAGTGTTGATCTTCATAGTGCAAATGCCTTTTCAGGAAATCAAATTCTCATGGCTTCTGATAGAATTATACTAAATGCACGAAAACAAGAAATTATGGCATTTAGTTCGGAAGGTATAGGATTATCTTCAAACAAAGGTGTTACTATTGATGGTGGACAGGTAGTAGAGTTAGAATCACAGAGAATAAATTTGGGTATAAATGCAGTTTCTCCTGTTTTAATGGGGGATAGAACACTTCAATGGCTTGGTGATTTATGTGACGCATTGGCAAATTTATGCACAAATATATCAAATCAAACACATCCAACGGGAACAGGACCATCTGGTCCACCAATAAATGCTGCCGCATTTAATTTAGTAAAATCAAAAATAAAATCGTTAAGATCATCATTAAAAAATTTACCAAGTGATTTAGTTTTTGTATGTGAATCTGGTGGTGGACCAAGTGCAGCGGAACAAGAAAAAGCGGAAGAAAGGGCAGATAGTGATAAAGGGTATGTTGAACCAACACCAACAAGTGAACATGGTGGTGATAGAGCAGATTCATTAGCTGCTGAACCAGAAGATCCTCAACCAACTAATGTTGTGACTATACTGACTGATATTAAAAAAGTTGAAGAAGAAAAACAAAAAATACTAAAAGAAATATCAGAAAAATCCGGCGTTTCAACAGATCCTGCACCTGTAAATATTGATCCAAATAGTCAAGATACATCTGGTACATCGGGAACTTCTGGTACATCGGGAACTTCTGGAACAACAGGAACTTCTGGAACAACAGGAACTTCTGGAACAACAGGAACTTCTGGAACAAACGGCACACAGGGTGTAAATGAAAATGTAATTCCAGGAACAGTTTCATCAACAAATCCAAATGGTATAACATTTGAGCAAATGGGTGTAGATAAGACTAAAATGAAATTTGTTAATGGTAAGTGGGATTATGATGGTAGTATATCATTTGTTGGTAAAAATATATTAAATAAAGTTCAATCCACAACTGGACCAGATTTATATGAAATCCCAATACCTTTTGGGAAGGTAAAAGGATCATTTATAGTAAGTAATTGTAAATTAAAATCACTTGTAAATGCACCACAAGAGGCAGAAAAATTCTTCTGTGATGATAACCGTGACTTAAAATCACTTGTTGGTGGTCCTAAAAGAGTAGAATTTTTTGGATGTAAGAAAACTGGTATAACAAATCTTGTGGGTGGTCCTGAATATGTTAAATTAGGTATGGATGTTAGATATAATAATTTGAATAGTTTAACTGGAGCACCTACAAAATTTGGAGATAAAGCTCAATTTGAATGTAGTGGTAATGTAAACCTAAAATCTTTGGTTGGACTACCAAGTGATTATACTGGATGGGCTTTCCAAAGAGTTGTAGCAAGAGATTGTGATTTGAAAAATGATACTATATTTGCAGGAATGACCCAATTAAAAATTACAGGTGGAACAATATCTGTTGGATCACAAAATAATTATTTTGACGATGATGGTGTTTTATTAGACAAAGAAATGATAAAAGAATTTACGGGTGCAACAAATATTTTTGTTGAATAAAATGGAGAAGTTTAATGCCAAACCCTAATATAAATAAATTATTTGAAAATGTTTCACAAGAAAATTTATCGTATGAGTATTCCAAATCAAAAGCGATAGGTGATAGAACTTCAAATATAATTGGTAGTGTAAAAAACAATATACTAAAAGATATTCCTAGTATAGATGACATATCAAATTTATCCGCAAATAAATTAGGATCTTTTGCTAAAAGTATTGGATCAAATACAAACATATTAAGAAAATTATCAAGAATAACTGATAGTATAAATTTATCTGATATTGCAAGTGGTGATATAAATAAAATAAAACAAAGATTATTAGAACAACTTGAATTGACAAATTTAGTAGAAGATGCATTGAATCCAGATGTATTAGAAATGTTGGCGCAATCTGTTGGTATTTCTGTTCCAACTCTTGATAAAATGTTAAATTCTTCAATAAAAATAAAAACATTTTCAGATATAAAAAATATGGAAATATACAATATATTGGATTCTGTTTTTAAGAAAAAATTGATAGATGATAATGGTCTTCGAGATGAAAAATTACTTGAATCGGTTGTTAAAATTTCTACATTATTATATTCAAAAAATGAAGATGATAGAAAAGAAGCAGAAAAATTGGCATTATCACTTGAAATAGATTTTATTGATTTAATGACACCTAGAGATACAGAACCTGATATAGAAAATTATCCAAATAGTTTACCAATAGAACAAAGTATCTGGATAACTAATTTTTCAAAAATAGATTATAGGGTACAAAAAGTAGCTGCAATTGCAATGGGTTTTGGAATTGAAGAAAGTGGTGTACTTGAATTGCGAGATATGATAGAAAAAATAAATAAATATGTGCAATTATCTGCTGAGTCAAACTCGTTAAGAACATCATTAACTGACCATATCAATGATATAGAATTACAAAGTGTTAATAATAAAGATGCTTTTAAGAACTATAAAGAAGAACATGGATTAAATGATGAAGAATTTGATGAATCTATACAAACAGCATTTTCTCCAGAATTTACAAATTTTGGAGAAGATGCATTATGCAGTGAAGCAGTAGATCCCGATGAAAGAGATAATCCAGATACACCAGAAAATGAAGAAGAAACTGGTGGTGATGCAAGAACATCAAACGATCCAATATGGGAGTTGGGACTATCACCACAACTTGTAATAAGAGAAGAAATAACAAATGAAATTATTGGCTATAATGGAACTATTGATTTAAGGAATAAGAAACAATATACTACTGGAGAAATAGTTACCAGCATACCATTCAAATTTAAGACTGTAAATGGTAATTTTATTTGTAGAGATATTGGGTTGAAAGATTTAACAAATGCGCCAGATTTGGTAACTGGAAATTTTGATTGTTCAAATAATAATTTACAATCTTTACAAGGTGCACCTAAACAAGTAAATGGTGAATTTAATGCTGCAAATAATAAAATAACATCATTAGAAGGTTTACCTAGATCGTGTAGTGGTATAACATTAAGACAAAATGACATAAGTTCATTGGACATATCATATCCAGTATCTATTCTTAATGGAGGAAATTTTAATGTTAGTAATAACGATATTAAATCACTACTTAGCGGTGATATAACAGTAGACGGAGAATTTAACATTTCTTCAAATCAATTGTCAAATGATAATTTGAATTTACAAAGATGTTTAATAAGAGTAAAAACTAAATTTATTGCAAAAAATCAAAGAGACGGTGTATTAAATTCAAGGTTATTACAAGATAAATTTGGTAGTGACATAACATATGAAGTTTAATTGGAGATTATTATGGCATTAACTGATGCTGATAGAGAAGAAATAGAAGCTGAACCAGACATAAATAATTTTGTTGGTGCTTATAGGGCACAACTTTTAGAAAATGTTGTAATATCCGATGAAGAAGCAGAAGTTGCTTTAACTGATGTTAGAGAAGAAGATTGGTCTGATGATTTAATGAATCGTGAAGCATATAAAACATTAACAGCTGAAACAGCAGATACATATAGAGCTGGTTCAAGTAGTGTATCAAAATCACCATGTTTAAGCTCCGATAATACAGGTGGAACTGCAACTTCAGGTGGTGGAGCCGGTGGAGCAGGAGGCGCTGGTGGAGCCGGTGGAGCAGGAGGCGCTGGTGGAGCCGGTGGAGCAGGAGGCGCTGGTGGAACTGGTAGTCCACCAGTAGAAGTTCCAATACCAGTTAAAGCTGGAAAAGTGGATTTGGGTAAATTAAAAGGTCATGTTCCACCCAATGCCTTTTCTGGTCTTATTCTTTGTGTTGAAAAATATAATGTTAATACTAATGTTAGAATGGCACATTTTTTAGGTCAATGTAAAACTGAATGTAGTTTGATAATACCAAGATCGGAAAATACTAATTACACAAAACCTGCGTCGTTGATTAAGTTATTTGGTAGTACGAGAGGAAATAGAGCTGCACAATTTATAGGAAATCCTGAAAAAATTGCAAATATAATATATGCTAATAAACTAGGAAATGGTTCAGAAGAAACAGGTGACGGTTTCAGATTTAGAGGCAAAGGGTGGATTCAATTAACAGGCAAATCCAATTACAAATCGTTTGCTAATTCAATGAACAGACAAGACATATTGACAAATTCAGATTTGGTTGCAGGTGAATTGTCTCCTGCATCAGCTGGACATTATTGTTCAAGTCGAGGTACATTAAAAAAAGCTGATGCTGGTTTTTCTTCTGCAAATTGTAAAGCAGTTTCATTAACTGTAAATTCAGTTCCTGTTCACCAAGATAAAAGAGAAAAATTTACATTAGAGTTTGCAAAAATTTTAGGTGCAATATAACACAAAAATCTATTTATATTAAATAGTAAAGGAGAAATAATTGGCAGCGCCCAAAGAACCAAGAATAGATAAAAATTTTGAATACGGTTCGTTCAAATCATCTATAAAAGATTTGAATGCTCCACTTATTTTTTTAGTAGGTGGTGTGGGTGTTCCAACAAATCCAAAAACACCTGTTGTTTTTCCAGGAGAATATATGTGGGGAACAAATAATAGTAGTGCAGGTGGGTATAGTAAAGGTTTTAGTAGATGTGCAGATTTTAATGTTTACAATTTAACAAAAGTTGCAATTGTAAGTGGTAAATCACAAAAAAAAGTTGATGGTAATGGTATAAAAAGAGGAACTGCGGAATGTAAAAAAATTCTATCGGATAATGGCATATCTCCAACCAAACACATTATTGTTGCATTTTCAAAAGGTTGTGAGGCATATCAAATAGCAATTGACGAATTTGGCGGTGGTTATGAAAAATGGGATTTAATTTTAATAGGTGGTGTTTATTCTAGACAAGGTGATCCAGGAAGAGATACAATTTTACAATCAGTTGATAGAATTGCTAGCCATCTTGTAAAATATCCAGATAAAGTATATTATTTTTCTTCCGGTGAAGATGGAACTGGAGTTCCTGCAACTAAAAAATTAAAAGATGCTGCAAAAAGTGGTCATTTTATAGACAAACCATTTGGTGCAACTTCACATTCTGGTCTTCCAAATGCTATGGCAAGTTATATTTTGAATAATGTTCCGGTAAATAATACCGCACAATCATCAAACCCACCTACTAATCCTGGTGAAACAACAGGAACTTCTGGAACAACAGGAACATCTGGAACAACAGGAACATCTGGAACAAACGGCACACAGGGTGTAAATGATGGCGGTGGCGGAGGACAAGACGGTGGAACACCAGATGACACATCAGGTCAACCAGTAACATCTGGAAATGATTGTGGTGATTTAACAAAATTAGATGCAAAGGCGAAGGCAAATGAAAGTCCACAAGGTGCTGATGGTGTTGATAAAGATCCACTACCACCTTCAAAAAATGATGCTCCTGTTAGTGCAGATGGTAAGTATAACCATAGGTTTTATTTAGTTCCATTAAAAGATAATCAACCAATGTCACTTGCAGATATGGTTAAAAAAGAAAATAAATATCACAAAAGATATTGGGGATGGCGACCAGATGAAGGTCCAGGATTTGGATATAAAGAAAATGAAAATGTTGTTACATCACCAACAGGAACAAGTTTAATTGCTGGATTGATACCATACTGGCCACCTCCAGAAATGACTGGATCAGCATCACCAACCGATGGATCTCGTGAAAAAAATCCAACAATACTTGGAAAATGGAAAAATTTAATAGAAGGCCAAAAAAGTATTGAATCTTTTTTGGACATACCAATACTTTTGAATGTATACGATGTTGGTGTCTATAATAATAATATAGAATATATTTTTGAAGCTGGTAATGAATTACATATGACAATAGTAGATGGATCTATAATTACAAATGGAAAAAGTCAAATAGGAATAGGTAAATCTGCAAATACTAATGTAATTGAGAAAAAAAATTTAGATTCATCATGGCGAAATTGGCCAAAATGGTCTGGTATTTGGGTTAATCATTGTCTTAAACATTCTGGATATGCATTACTATCAACAAGTATAGAGGGAAACATAAATAATTACCACGAAGAAATACTAAAAAAAGAAAAATTGATAAATTATCCTGGAAATAAACAGTGGAAATGGAAAGACTTGAAATCGGCAGGAACACAAGATAATGTTTTCAAACCAAGTAAAATTTGGTTAGATCCTGCTAACTTAAATTCAGAAGAATTGATTAAAGATTCCGGTAATATTGCTATTTTTATTCCAGATTTTCATTTTACAAAAGATGGTGGAATTACACCAAAAGGTGAAAAACTATTAAAACAACTAATAAAATTAAATTGGAAAATAGGTGTAATTTCAGCAGTAAAGCATCATACTGTTCAAAATAGTCAGTTATATGCTGAAGTATTGATATTTCTTGATGAATTTGGTAGAATGGTAACTATTGGAGGAAACACAACACCAAAAGGTGCAGATTCATCTGCATCATCAGGACATCATATTGCAATAAAAGAAACAAATTTTAAGGAATTTACTCAAATTGCAAATGATGCATGGGTTCATGGAGCAGTATTTATATCTAATGTAAAATCTGCACCAGATGGACATAGAGAGGGTGGATTGGATTCAAAAATTTACGTTAGTTCTATCTATAAGGATTATTATGAGAGAATAGACAAAGAACCTGGAAAATTAACAGGAAGAATGTATAATACTCTTGTTCCATATATTTCAAAAAAACCAGCTGCACCTGCTCCGGATCCAATACCAAATGGAGAAAGTATTGGTGATAAAATTGCTGCAAGCCATAACCAACCTGCACAAACTGGTGCAGGTGGAGGGGATGGTAAAACTGTTTTGGGTGATCCAAAAGATGCATTAGCAAGAGGTATTTTAACAGCAATTCCTCCAAAATATAGAAGAAATACTGGTGATAATTACTTAGCAACACCTGCTGTAGCTGCAGTGATTAGAATGTTTGAAGCCGGATTTGCTTCAGGACTTTTGCCGACTCCTACTCCAGGTGCAGATGTAAAAGGAAATCTTGGAGGCAAATTATTGATGATAAGTGATTCATTTAGAACTCAGCAAGGACAAGTTGATGTTTGGAGACCCTATGCTGGTAGTTATGTAACACCCGGCGGAAGATTTAATTCAATAAATGGTGACACTTCGTTAGTAGCTCCACCTATGGGCAAACATAATCTGAAAGGTGAAAAAGCTGGTGGACCACACCAACAAGGGAGAGCGATAGATACAAGAGGCAAAACAGGAAGTGGAGCGGGAACGAAAAACCTAGAAGCAATAGAGAGATACCATCAAGCAAATGCTACTACGGCACAATTATGGATTCGTAAAAATGGTATGCAATTTGGTTGGTATCCATATTGGAATGAAGTTTGGCATTTTTCATATAAAACAGATACTAGAAAACCTGGAAACTACCCTAAACTTTGGGATGGAAGATAAAATTATTATATTTATTTACATAAACAATTAACAATATAAAGGTGATGTGATGGACAGCAATGGTTTTTTCAAAAAAATTAGAGAAATAATCCGTGAAGAAATTGAAATTGCTTTGGAAAAAAAGGTGACAAAAAAAGAAGCAAGTAAACCTTCGCAAAAACGTGCAATTGAACACGGTATGTCTCTTTATACAGAAGCTCAAAAAACAGTAAAAAAACCAATACAATCAAAAATAAATTTTAATTCTATACAAGATTTATTGGAAGAAACGCGTAGAACACTAAATGAAAGTGCAGATATGGAAGGTGAATTTATGTTTACTGCCGATATGGCTCAAAATTTTGGACAAAATACTGGTGCAGTTCCACAAGGTTATACACCAAATCAAATACCAGACGAAGTAATGTCTGCTTTAACCAAAGATTATTCTGCTCTTATGAAAAAGATAGAAGAAAAAAAAGGGAGATGATAAATGTCATTTTACCGTAGAAAAAGAGAAATTGTAAATACTGCAGTTCCAAACTTAAAATATGCAAGACCAATTGGTATAACTATACCGTTTAACAATCCAAATGGTGTATTTTTTCAAAGTTTTACTAATGTAAAACAAGTTCTTTCAAATCTTAAAAATTTGTTATTGACTGCTCGTGGTGAACGATATATGTTGCCAACATTTGGAACAGATATTAGAACTATACTATTTGAAAACATTACAAATGAAGAAGATTTTTTCAATAGAATAAACGGTGAAATTGAAAGTGCAATTCAAGAATGGATGCCATATCTTGTAATACAAGAATTGGAAACAATAATACCAAGTGAACAAGATTATATTGTTGAAAAAGACCATTCAGTTGAAATAAAATTAACTGTAAAAATAGGTGGAACAAACATATATTTGCCAATTCAGATATTTATTGATGACACAGGCAATTTAGAAATTAAAGAGTCAATAATAAATAAATAAAGAGGCGGTTACAAATGGCTGATTTGGTAAAAAAAGACATTCGTTATTTATCAAGAGATTTTTCTTCTCTTAAACAAAATCTTATTGATTTTGCTAAAAATTACTTTCCAAATACATACCAAGATTTTAATGAAACATCTCCGGGTATGATGTTTTTGGAAATGGCCGCTTATGTTGGTGATGTATTATCGTATTACACCGATGTTACATTACAAGAATCAATGATATTACATTCTAGTGAAAGAACAAATATATTAAATTTGGCACAATCATTGGGATATAAACCAAAAAATAGAATTGCATCAAATGTTGTATTGGATATATTTCAAATAGTTCCTGCAAAAACAGTTGATGGTGAAATTGTACCAGATTATGCGTATGCATTTGCAATAGAACCGGGTATGGTTGTTGGAACAACCGGCGGTGGATTTAATACTATTGAGTTTAGAACAGTTGATTTTGTTGATTTTAAGTTTAGTAGTCCTAATGATCCAACCGAAGTAACTCCTTTTGAAGTAAATGGAAGTGGTGAAGTTTTATTTTGGTTATTAAAAAAATCAGTTAAAGCTGTTTCGGGAACAATAAAAACAGTAGATTACGAATTTACAGATCCAAAACCCTATGATAAAATTGTTTTACAAGATTTGGATATGATTGAAGTTTTATATGCAATTGACTCGGATGGAAACGTATGGCATCATGTTCCATATTTAGCACAAGATACTATTTTTGATTCCGTTATTAACGTTTCAAGAAATGATAAAACCCTATCACAACACAGAACAGAAACACCTTATTTATTAAAACTTAAAAAAGTTGCTAGAAGATTTACAACAAGAACTGTTGATTTGGGATCATATGAAATACAATTCGGTGCAGGTGTTGCTGATTTAGATGATGAAGTTCTTATTCCAAATCCAGATTTAGTTGGTTCATCATTAACTGGTTTAGAAGCAAATACTTCAATTGATATTGATCCTTCAAATTTTCTCTATACAAAAACATATGGTCTTGCTCCAAACAATACAACACTAACTATTCATTATACTATTGGAAAAGGTATTGATGATAATGTTCAAAGTGATGTTTTAACAAGAGTAATTAGCAGAAATATATTACTTGATGAAACTGGATTAGATAATGTTTTATACAACCAAGTGGTATCGAGTCTTGCGGTAACAAATTCTGTACCAGCTACTGGTGGAAAAACAGCAGAAGGAATAAACGAAATTCGTCAAAATGCACTTGCTTCTTTTGCTGCTCAAAATCGTGCTGTTACAAAAGAAGATTACATAATTCGTGCATATAGTTTGCCTTCAAAATATGGTTCTATCGCTAAAGCATATATTACAAAAGATACACAGTTAATATCCGAAGCAATTTTTAATAGTGAACGGGTACAAAATGATTTAGCATTAAATTTTTATGTTTTAGGGTATGATGCTAACAAACAATTAACTACTGTAAATAATGCAACAAAAGAAAATCTAAAAACATATCTAAATCATTATAGAATGCTTACGGATGCAATTAACATTCGTGACGCTTACATAATAAACATCGGTATTGAATTTGATATAATCATATTTCCTGATCAAAATTCAAACCAAGTTGTTCTTCGTTGTATAAACAAATTAAAACAATACTTTAATACAAAAAAATGGCAGATAAACCAACCAATTATTATCAGTAATGTTTATACGGAACTTGATAAAGTAGAAGGTGTCCAAACTGTTGTTGATGTAAAAATAAATAATTTATACGATCAAACATTAGGATATTCTTCTAATGCTTACAATATACCACAAGCAACAAAAGATGGAATTATATTTCCGTCACTTGATCCATCTATTTTTGAAATAAAATATCCCGATAATGATATTATTGGTAGAGTGAGGGCATTTGGATGATATATTCGATATATGCTGAAAAAGATGCAACAATTTATGAAAAAACCGAATCAAAAAATTCAGGTCTTGATTCATTATTAGAATTATCCCATGAATTAGTTGGAACTGCATCCAAATACAATAGTAGAATACTAATAAAATTTGATATTAGTGAAATTGAAGAAAAAATAAATGCAGGTAAAATATCAAATAATGCAAAATACTATTTATCATTGAGAACAGCAGATGTAAGAGAAATACCACAAGAATATGATGTTTATGCATATCCCGTAAGTTCTTCATGGACAAATGGAACTGGTAGATTTTTTAATAATCCATTTTCAACAGACGGTGTTTCTTGGAAATATAGAACTTCAAAAACTGTTGGAACAGAATGGGATGTACCGCCTGCAACATCCTCATTGGAATGGGATAGTATTTCACAAACATGGGTTGATGCTGCCATATTATTTGGTTCAAATTTATCTGCAAATGTTACGTCATCATATTTCTCAAAAGAAGGTGGAGGAACATGGTGGGATTATGATAATATTGAATGCACACAATCATTTTCTTTTCAGACAAGTGATTTGTATATGGATGTTACACAGATAGTAAAAAAATGGGTTACTGGTTCTGGTAGATTTGAAAATGATGGTTTTATACTTAAATTTAGTAATGATATTGAAAGTTCATTAGATACATTAAACAGTTTGAAATTTTTTGGAACAGATAGTAATACAATATATGTTCCAAGATTGCATGTTATTTGGAATGATTCTGTTTTTATTACTGGAAGTTTGAGTCCAATAACTGATAGTAATATGAATATAAATTTGAAATTAAAAAAGTTTTATTCACAAGATGAAAAAGCAAAAGTAAAAATTTATGCAAATACAAAATATCCACAAAAAAATTATACAACTCAATCGTATCATACTGTAAATTATTATCTACCATCATCATCTTATTATGAAATTAGAGATGCACATACGGATGAAATAATACTACCATTTAATTACACTGGTTCAAAAATTAGTTGTGATGGAACAAGTAGTTACTTTAATGTTTGGATGAATGCATTTCAACCAGAAAGATTTTATCGTATAGTTTTGAAAGTAGAAACAGATGGTGGTGATAATGTCCAAATTTTTGATAACAATTATTACTTTAAGGTTACACGATAACTATGTATTCATCACCTACTCCACCGCCGCCTCCTGTTGTTCCACCGGCTCCACCAGCGCCTCCTGGTGTTCCACCGGCTCCACCAGCGCCACCACCTCCTTTCCTTACTCCAGGTGGTAGACTCGGTAGTGATATGATAAATATGCTAAAAAGAGATCAGTTAAATGGCCGTATAATAAGTTATGTTCCACAAAGTGAAATTCAAAACTTTGGATCTATAGAAGTTGCTGTTCTTGACGGTAGATATGTTCGTAGTGATTTTACACGAATAATAGATACAAAATTTAAGTCATTACCAGACGCAATTAGCGCTGAACAAAGTGTATTTAATAAAATATCAAGTATACAAAACAGAGCTTTATTACCAGGTGAATTTGAAAAAATAACAGGAAAACCATTACCAGCTGGATTAAATGATCAACAAATTCGTGAATTGGCAAAAAAAGAATTTTTAACAAAAGTAAATAACTTAACAAATGCAGGTGATAATACAATAGGTGGTTTGCAAGTTAGAATTTCCGAACTTGAATCTGAAAACGCTAGAAAAGACTCTATTATTAGTGATCAATTACAAACCATTTCTAATTTTGATGATGTTCTTTCATCCGTTAGTGCAGAGAGGGCAAATGCTTTAACAACTGCAGAAAAACAAAGAGAAGCAAAAGTTTCACTACAACAACAGGCAGATGAAACACTTTTCAGAACCGAATTGGAAGTTATTAAACAAAGAGAAGAATCTGCAAAAGCTGCTGAAGAATTAAAAGAAGCATTACTTGATGTTGCAGACCAAAGAGACGAAATCACTAATATTCAATCCGATGTTGCAACTACACAGGCGGTTGTTACTGGTCTAGCAAGTGATGTAAAAGATATAAGTGTTGATAATACAAGACAAGATGGAGAAATTAGAGATGCACAAGATACAGCAGATGATGCGATTGATCAATCAAATTCTGCTAGAAATGATGCTAATGCTTCAACCTTCAAAATAAATGAGGCAAATAGAAAGGCGGCATCTGTATTGTCTACTGATACTGCTGAACAGGCAATTGATAAGATATTCCCAATTTAACAACGGATGGTTTAGTGACAAATTTTAGTTACAAAAATATAGACGATATTTTATTAGCAAAAGGTCCAATTCGAGGAACCAGATTTACACCAATTAGATTAAAAAGAAAATTGGTTGTTCCTGTTTTGGATGCACCAACAACTCAATTTTTTGAATATCCTGATGCCAGTTTAGAACTTCATGCATTTTTACCAACAACTGCATATGTTGATGGTGCATCGTTATATGATATACCTTTTACAACAAAAACTGTAAATGAACAAGTTACAATTGATGGTGTATCAACAACCGTAGAAAGAAAATATGTTGTATTGGATGTTCATAGACATATCCATGAGTTTTTGAAATTACCAGTTGGTGAATATAAATTTGTTTACAACTTTTTTAGAAATTTGGTTGGAGATCCATCAACTGATGCTTATAGATTATTTATATCCGATTTGTCTGCAGATCGTAGAGAAGTTAGACTTTCCTTAAAATACGCTGCAAATCAAGAAGCAATTAAAAGATTAAGTGATTTTGTTTTAACATATCTATCATCAACAACATATTTGCCACCGATAGTATTAAACTTTGGTGAAAATTTAATAGTAGATGTAATAAACATTACAACTGATGGTGATGATACATATTTTTATGCAAAATTATATGAGCCATTACCAGCAGATGTTGATGTTTATTACGAATGTTGGTTAGGTAGTCAGATACTTAAACCTTGGATAGAAAATGTATCAGTTCGTAGAGAAGAAGGTGTTGGTAAAATACCATATATTAGTGGACCTAATTTTGAAGTTGATTATGATTATTGGCTATCAACTGAAACTGATTACAAATCTTGGAATGATTTATTATCCACAAATGTTCAAACATCACAAGAATTATTAAATAGATATGTATTTGATTACGGAAGTAATGTAAAATTAAATGTAGATTTTCGTGAGTTTAAGAACTTTATATTTTATTCTTCTGCTGCTGATAGACTTGCAAATTTCTTTTTCAAATTGGGTTTAATAGAAAATTACAACACACAACTTGTTTTATTATCTACATATACGGGTTCCGTTGATGCTAATGTTATTAAAGTTACAAATTTAAGGGATAAGGTAATTGGTGGTTTTGATGAATTTGAAAAATGGATGTATTACGAAACCACCGGTAGTAATTATTACACATCACAACTATCATCAACAATTACACCATTTCCAAAATATGAATTGGATATAACTGCAAGTAATTACAATATAGCAACAAAAGAGGGTAAATTTGGTTTATATTCAACATTATCTGCCGAAGGACAAAATTGGTATGATAACTTATATGAGTCTGCGAGTAACTATGATTTAAAAAATTACAACTCTCTCAATAAAGCAATACCAGAATTTTTAAGAGATGACGAAGATAACGATGAATTTACAGTTTTTGTAAATATGATTGGACAACATTTTGATATAATATATTTGTATACCGACCATATTTTGAAAAAAAATCAAAGAAAAGAAAATCCAAAAGACGGATTATCACAAGATTTAATATATGAAACTGCAAAAAATTTAGGTTGGACATTATCACATGGAACACAAGCAAAAGACCTTTGGGAATATGCACTTGGTTTAAGTGGTAGTGGCGAACCAATTTGGTCTGGAAAAGTAACTACAAACAAATACCTTGCAAAAACAGAAGAAGAAAGAACAAAAGAAGTTTGGCGTAGAATACTAAATAATTTACCATATATTTACAAAACAAAAGGAACTGCAAGAGGAATACGGGCATTACTTGCTGCTTATGGCATACCAAAAACTCTTTTAAGTATAAGAGAATACGGTGGTCCAGATAATGCCGATTTCGGTGAAACACCAAGAACAGAATTTGAAAAACAAACTTATTATCTAAATTTTTCAGGAAGTTATCCGCTACCAACAACAAATCGTTATGTTGAAGTTCCGTGGGAACAAATTAACAATGAAGATGGCAATTGGCAATATCCAGATACATTAACATTTCGTTGGAAAATGGAACCAAACAAAATGTATAAATATGATTTGGATCCAATACAAACTGTATTGCAAAAACAAAGTGGTAGTCGAGTGGATTGGTTTGTTACTGCAAATAAAAATGGAACTGATATTGAAAAAGGAAGTTTAACTTTTTATTTAGGAAATGGTAGTAGTTACAAAAGTGCATCAATAAACGATGATTATTTCTATGATGATGTTCCATTAAATTTAATGATTAAAAGAAGATATACAAATGATAATTCTTCTTCAAATCAAATTTATGATTTTATAGTTAAAACTGAAAAATACGGAAAAGTTGTAATAGAAAGGTCTGCTAGTATATCCGTAACTGGAAGCACCGAATCAAATTACAATCGTGCATGGGTATCAAGTGGACAATTATACATTGGTTCTGGATCAAATACACAAACAAATAATATACTTTCAGGTTCAATTTTTGAATTGAGATATTGGGCAAAACAATTAAATGAAACTTCTTTCAATAACCATGTGTTATCTGCTCGTGCTTACAATGGTAATACACCAACATCCTCTTTCTATGATTTACAGGCACAATGGAAATTTTGGCAAAAATTTGATGTTGCAGTTACAACAAGTATACAAAGTTCACATCCAGACCAAACAAAAAATACATTTTATAGTTCTTCAAAAAATGCTTATTTTTATGGATTTGATTCCGGTGCATTTGAAAGTTTTGTTGAAACATATAATATGGAAATTGTAACTGCAGGAAATAACACACCGTTTACAGAAAAAATCCGAATTGACTCCGCATCATTACTTGCTCCATTAAAAGTTGATGAATCATTTGCCGTTTCAAATTTTGATAAATTTTCTATTGATACAAATAAATTGATGGTTGCATTTTCACCAAACCATATAATAAATGAAGACATATATGAGGCATTAGGATATACAACACTTGATGATTATTTTGGTGAATACTCTGCTGTAAATTCCGATGAATATGTAAACTTAAAACATTTTGCAAGAGAATACTGGAAAAAATATCCAAACAAAAATGATTTTACTGCATATATTCGTTTAATTGCAAAATTTGATTTTAGTGTATTTGATCAAATTCGTCAAACATTACCATTAAGAACAAATGAAATTTTAGGTGTGGTTGTAGAACCAAATGTTCTTGAACGCTCAAAAGTAAAAGTAAATAGAGATTTTTCTGCTGAAAATGTAAATGTAGTTGATACTAATGTTTTGGATAAGGCACCAAAACCGGCAGTATCTATTTCAAGAAAAAAATCAACTTTATTGATTGGATTTGAAGAAAACTTTGGAAGTAACATTGCAAATGTTGAAGGTGAATATGATGTTGAAACTAATTTTAGTGTTGTAGTTGATGATATTGAAGGTGATAGAGATATAAAAGCTGAAGTAAAACCTAAAATACAATTTAGAAAAAAGGCAAAAATTACTCCAAAATTCAAAAAAATTGAAAGTCAATATAAACCAACTATTAAAACAAAAATACAATCAACATTTAAGTCAATACTACCAAGTATTAGTTCACTTGAAACTACATTGATTGCAAAATCATCAAAGATAAGTGTTCAATCAAATATGTTTTATTCTCCAACTGGAATATTATCCATTATTCCATTGCGTTCAAATAGAATAGATTTTGAAAATTTAACTTCAATTGGGTATAATGCTAAAGAAAGAAAAACTGCTTACTATCAACAAATAGATAGATACAGAGATGATAGTTATTATCAAAAATTTGATCCAAGATATGCAACCATATTAAGTTACAATATGGAAGCACCAACATCTTATGAAAAAATATCAACAGATTATCGTAAATCTGAAAATTTACCAACTGGTATAAAAAATCATAGATTTATTGGAACAAAACTTCGTGGAAAAAATAATGAAGCAATAAACCAAGATTGTATACCTGCAGTAACGCCAGACGGTGGACCGGTTGTTGTTGTAATTACATCAAATCTTGATACTGACATTGAATATAATATACAATAATTAAAAATAACAATTATTTGTGGTAAATTATTTTACAACCATATTTATATTGGAAATCTACCCACTATTTGTTTTGGGTATCAATAAAATGTATTTTAATATACTAATTAAAAATAAAGGAGTATTAACATGGGTTATTTGAGCAATAGTGGCACAATCACCGTAGATGCAATTCTTACGAAAAAAGGTAGAGAGTTACTTGCTAAAGGTCAAGGTAGTTTTAACATTACACAATTTGCACTTTCTGATGATGAAGTAGATTATGATTTATGGAACCCACAACATGGACTTGGTTCCGATTACTTTGGTATAGTAATTGAAAACATGCCAGTTACTGAAGCTGTTCCAGATGAAACACAATCAATGAAATATAAATTGATTACACTTCCTCCAGGAACAAAAGCAATTCCATATCTTGAAGAAAAAAATGGACAAACATCCGTATCAGTATACAGTCAAGGTTATTTGGGAAATAATGCTGCAACTTTTCCTGTTACTAAACTAGTGGAAATTGGAACATTCCAATACACAGGTACACAAAGTAATACAAGAATGGATGCAGAAGCTCAAACATATACTCTTACTATTTTAGATTCAACTTATATTATGTTTGACACAACGATCCCATTGAATACAAACAAGCAACCAAGTATGTCAGGTAATTCAATGACATATTCTGGAGTTGGTGATGTTTTGACTAATGGTCAAAGATATGTAAACTTTACAGTTAGAGGTAAAGACGTTCCAACTGTTCCGGGTGGAGTAGAAACTACAAAATCTACAAAAATTATTATTACTAATGAAAAGTATGGCTCAAGATTAGTTTTACCGGTATCATTTACATACTAATTTTAGTAAGTTTTTTTAATAAAAGATAGGAATTTAACATGAGTAGCTTAATCTATAAGCCATTAGAATTTACTGTAGCACCAAATGGTAGAGCAGAAGTAATTACAACACCATTCATTCGTGGTATGTGGGATGATACTACAAGTGAACTTATGACATTTTTTACAAGTTCATTACAAACCACTGCTTCTCAAGAATACTATTATGAAATTTGGAGTTCTTCTTCTTTGAGTTGCGAAAACAAAGAAAAAGTTTTTTCCGTTGCATATGGTCATGTAAGTGGTTCTGGCTCACAATATAATAATGCAAACGTAGAAAATACTTCTGGCGATACACCATCAAAATCGATATACAACCAATTCAAACAAATGTGTCTTGATGGAGATGAAGGTGGTTTGAAATTGTCAGGATCATCATTCCCAATGACACATTTTTATGTTGTATCACTCAATCGTGATAAATTTGGTGATAAATTGGATCCAGGTAATTTTGAATTAAACTTGGTAGAATTAAGTGGAAGTGGTATTCCAAATAATGATTTTACTGGAAGTAAAGTTGTTCCCTCCGGATCAAATCCAAAAATGATTTCTTTAATAGATGATTCTGGCGATATTAACAATAGTGCTGTAGACGAAAGCGGTATTGCAACATCTGTTCCAAGATATATTGTTAGTGGTAGTTTGTCAAATGGTATTCATAATACATCCGCACCACATCAATACGGTATTGTTTATCCAAGTTTGGGTATAATGTTATTGGATGCCGATAAACTAAACCTTTCAGCATCATTTAATTCAGTAACAGGTAGTAATGTAAACGGTGATAATTCATATAAATTATTTACAGCCATAAGTGGTGCTGCTTCTTTACAATCAACTGGATTTAATGCTCGTTCAATTGACGTAAAAAATGAGTCACATTTTTATGTAAGAGTAAAAACAGAAACAAATGGTTATGGATCTAATAATCCAACTTTTGTTTTACCGCCAAATACTGTTGATGCTGAAACAGGAATATCTGCAACAGGATTGATAAAATATAGTGACTGGAGGGCAAAGGCATCCGGTGTTTCTGGAAAACCAACCGTTTACATAACATCAATTGGTTTGTATGATAAAGACTTCAACCTATTGGCTGTTGCTAAAATGAGTAAACCGGTAAGACATGATATAAATGAAGAATTATCAATAACTGTAAAATTAGAGTATTAAATATGGACTCATTATCATTTAAGAAATTTACAAACGATGCACTTTCAACATCGCAACGTGAAGTAGTTACGGCACCATTGTGGTCTGAAGAACAAAGTAAATTATCAACTGTATTTACAAGTTCCGCACAATCTGATAATGAAAAACGATATTATTATGAAATTTTTAATAGTCAATCAAATACAATAGGTGCAGAATCACAATTTAGTATTGCGTATGGCGATGTTATGGGCAGTGGTTCATCAACAGGTTCTTATGGATTTGATACATTAGATTATCCAACAAAGGCGATATATTCTCAATATAGACAATTATTGCTTACCAATCAAAATTTATTTAAGTTTGAAAATGATGAAACATCTGAATATGTTTATATTGTTAATGTAAACCGTGCTCGTTTCAAAGATAGAATGGACACTAATACTTGGCAATTAAACTTAATGCATATAAATGGAACTGGTAGTGCTCTTCTCGGTCAAGTTGTTGTTTCATCATCAAATAAAATGATTTCATTGATAGATGATTCTGGACAATCAACTACCGAATCTGCAACATTAGGTGGTAGAGTACATTATGTTAGAAGTGGATCATTAGTAAATGGTATTTATACTGCAGATACAACTCCGTGGGGATTGTTTTATCCAGACTATGGTGTAATTGTTTTGAACGGAAAGGCATTAGATGCATCTTCTTCATTTTCAACTGCAAGATCTGTTGCTGGTAGTGGTAGTCAATTTGGTGGTGGTGCAGATAATATATTTAGATTTTGGACATCAATAAGTGGTGCTATGTCATACGATCCAAATAGTGGATCATTTCAAGGTGCTACCAGTGAAGTAATTGCATCAACCTATTACTATGCTAGACTATTAAATAATGAATTTAACTATACAGGAAATCCAAGTTTTTATTCTGGTAGTAGAAATGAATTAAAATGGCCAGGTATGTATAATGATCCAAGAGTATATTTAACTACTGTTGGTTTATATGATGACAATTATCAATTATTGGCTGTTGCTAAATTAAATGAGGCGGTTGCAAAAACATTTGACAAAGAAATTGTTATTAAAGTAAAACTTGATTATTAAGGCGATATATGAATGAATACTTTGACGATGGCGTTTTCGGTTTAATTACATCTGGTGTAACCGCAATTACACAGAAGAATGCATCTGTTATAGATACAACAATAACCGCATTACAAGCTGAAATACAAAAACAACAGGGTAATATAGATTATTGGAGAGATCTTGATAGACAAGATATTGTTGATGAACTTACTCTCATTCAAAATATCGCAAGACAATTTGTTACATTATTCAATGTTTATTTCAGATACTTAACTGATACAGGCGGAACAGGAACTCCTCCATATACTGATTGGGCTGATGAATATAATTCATTTCTTGGTGTATCACCAAAAACAATAGTTAGTGGATCACAATTACCTTCTGGTACAAATCAAAGTTCATTGGAATATGGTACATGGCAAAAATTAAAAAACATGCTAACTACTGGTCAAACTGGAACACCTTATACCCAACCACCACCACCACAGGGAATGCAACAGCGTGCAGCATGGATGCAAAAACCATTTACATTACCAATTGACAATGCAAAAGATTGCATGTTTTATATTGAAACTAGAGAAGTTGATCCAGGTGGAACAAGAAGTATAGTAATTGGAAGTAATACATATACCATAAAAAATCCAACAGTTTTAGAATTTAAGTTACACAGATGTTGCAATGTCAAAGTTCCAAAAGTAGTTGATCAATGTGGTAATTGTCCTACAGGAACAAATCAAAAATATAAGGCAAATGAACGGCACATAATAATTGATTGGACAAGATTAGTTACCGGAAAATTATCATATACATTACAAGATTGTCAAGGTCTTCAAACAAAAAAGGTAAATTACAATTATTGGTATGATTCAGACGAAGTTTGGGAAAACTTTTTATCAATAACAAAAAATTACAATATAGTAGTTCCTGATGGTCAAAATGAAGCATCATGTGCAGTTGATATGCAATTTGATCCTGAGGATTATCCATATTCAACACAATCTCGTCAATTCTCTCTTGTAAATTTACAAGAACATTTAATATCAAGAACAATTGATCCTACTGTTTACAGTAAATATCCAAACAATAGAGGAAGAGAATTGCGTGGAGCATATGCCACAAGTCTTGGAACTCTATGCACCGAAGCGTATAATAAACAATTTGTTAGTCCTCACGGTGATATTGGTGAGTTAATTGGTTCAAAAAAGGGGATGCTTCCAGATAATTTTGATAGAATATTTGCATATGCTTCACCAAAGTGGTTTGATTACACAAATATAGGATTCATAAGTCATGTTGAAGCTGTTTATAGAGGAAATACAAAATCAAATCCTGGTAGTATCAGTATAAGTGAATGGTATTCAAATGCATCATTAACCAATGAATTTGAACTAATTTCTGATATTCAGCATTTTGATAATCCCATAGTTGAAAGAACGTCATGGCCTTATGTTGATCCTCTATCCTCTAATCCAAATGATAGATTATATCCGTTAGTGCCTTCTGTGAAAGCAAAAGGTGGTGGGGAAATTGCATGTCAATCACCAAACATTACACCAACTGGTTATGATTGTAATAGACCATTTAGTGAAACTAGAGGATTTAATTGGATATTAAAAGAATCTCCTGTAAATGTTTTTAGAGACATTGAAGATTTTTCAAATGCGTATAATCAATCAACAAAAAGATTTGTTGGATTAACAGATAATAATACATTTGACGGATCAGTAAAAATTGCATCCGGACAAATCTTTAAGATTTTTGATGGTGGCGGATCTGTATTGAGATTTAATAACTTTACAGATGTTCCAAACATCCAAGTTCCTGGTAAACCTTGTTTTGTTGGAACTGAAAGAACATACAAAATTGATATTAAACGCCAACAAAAAGTTTATATTAAATTAGAATGTAATGCTTGGGGCGAAATTCCATATTTTTCAAAACCAACAGATGTCCCAAAAGCCGCTGGCGATTCAAGATTTGACAATTCAGATTTTACAGGAAATGCTGGTATTATATCAAGAGGACCATATGTAACTCAAATGGTTAAAGGTGGTGCTGGAACAACAATGGGTTCTTATCCAGGTGCTATACTTGAAGAATCAACTGGACAATGGTATATTTACAAAGAAGTATTTACACCATTTTTAGATGGAAATGGTAATAGAGACTTCAAAACAATTCTTGGTAATACAATATCTCTGAATAAAAACGGTGTTGGTTGTCAGCCATCAAGAGAAGAATGTGCTAGAACAGAACCACAAGTTGATCCAAATAATGTTTGTGGTTGCACCGAATTTATTATAGAAACTTGCGATGATGTATATGATTCATTTACATATACAGATTTCATGGATAGACAAACGCATGTAAAAGAATACAGAATTGCTAAGGAGTTTCCTGCTGATCCACAATACCGTTGGTTACGAGCAACAGAAAGAATATACTCAACCGTATTATCTGGAAGACCAGAGTGTAATCCTTCACCAGTTAGAATGCATCATCCTTTCTTGTTTGGTGCAGATGTGCTAACAGGTATAAAGAAAAATATAGTTTTTGGTTTATTCAATGGAATGCAATCACCGACTTGTTATTTAACAAGTTCCGTTCAACCTACTGCATCAAAAGAATACTATTATGATATAACTGATTGTGATAGTTGCACAACAAATCCATATTATGCAATTGCTTATGGACATTATGAAGGTTCTGGATCTACAAGTATTGGTTATGATTATAGTGATAGTGCAACTAAGGCAATATATTCACAATATAGATTATTGGCACTTGAACATCCAGAAACAAGATTTAAGTTTTATGATGTTGGAACCGAAACAACACCAAAGGGAATATATGCAATAAACTTTTATAGAGATGGTTTGAGTCACAGATTGGATCCTGGCAATTTTCAAATAAATCTTGCAGGATTAAGTGGAAGTGCTTTTGCTAATAATGTTCACACAGGAAGTAATGTTCAAATATCTGGTTCAAATCCAACGATATTGTCACTAATTGATAATTCCGGTGATATTGATGAAAGTAAATTTTGTTTAGAGGATCCGTATTCATATTATGATATTGTTAGTGGTTCACTTTCAAATGGTGTTCATAATAGTGGAACTGGAAGTATATTGACCAATACAAACATAACAACTTATGGTAGAGTATATCCAAATATAGGCGTTGTTATATTGAACGGTGATAAATTTGATAGTATTTTAGGATTTAATTCTGTAACTGGAAGTAACATTGCAGGTGATAATGCTTGGAAAATACATACATCTATAAGTGGTGCAGCTGCTCTTGGACAACCTATTAAAGCTAGAAATGTAAGAACAAAAACAACAAATCATTATTTTGTTCGTGTTCCAACAACTGAGGCAAATTATAGCACAAATCCTACTTATGTACTAAACGATGGTGAAAAACGCGGTCACTTAAAGTATGAGTGTTTTGTAAACGATCCAGTAACATACATTACATCAGTTGGTCTTTACAATGACAAAACAGAATTACTTGCTGTTGCAAAATTAAGTAGACCTATTCAGAAAACGCCAGATAACGATGTTCTAATTAAAATAAGGTTAAATTGGTAATATGATATGGGATAGAACAAAAACTCTTGCTATTTTATCAAATTTTTATGTTTACATGGTTCCAAGTGTAAGTATTTTTGGTGAATTATACAATTTAACAGTAATTGAAGATGAATTGCAAGATCAAGTATTACGATTAGAATTTCATAACGAACAGCTGTTGCCAAGAGTTGGATTAAAAAAAGTTGTTGATAATGTTATTGCAAGAAAAAGTGCAGAATTTTTCATAAGACTAATACAAGATTCAAAATTTCATGTTAAAGATGGATTAGATTATCTAGAATTTATTGAAGGCATAGAGTATGCATTAGATAAGTTAAATTCATACGATAAAGTATTAACTGACATAGTTATAGAGGATCAAAAAGATGTATCTTTAATTGAATTTAGTGTGAATTTTATTGCTGCACTTAATGACAAACAAAATGAAATTGAAGAATCTGAAACAGAAGATCAACTTGCAGAAACATTTTTTGATTCACCGATAGATACTAGATTTTTAATAGATGATACAGAAATTTAATATACAAAAATTATTTATTAAAAATAAAATGGTTACAAATGAAAATAGATAGACTTAAAATAAATAAATACATTCTTGAATTATTAAAAAGTTACGTTGATTTTGTAAAAGAAAACGATTTTGTAACTCCAGATAAAATTACTGTATTAAATCGCACAACAAGTGGTTCAGTTTTTCCAGAAATAGAGTTCATAAATGAAGCTCTAAATCTTGGTGTTCCATCATTAAACTATAAGGAATTATCGAAAGAAACCGATTATACACCTGCCATAAAAAAACAAACTACAAGAGGTTTATTTGGGTGTGCAACAAATGAAAAATTGGAAACATTCTATACTGGTTCAGTATTATCCAATCAACAAAATTATTATATGTCTGTTTATGATAAATTGCCAAGTGATATAAATACACATCACGAATTTGATATTGCATATGCACATATATCTGGATCAGGTTCTTCATATACACAAATAGACGGAACATATACAACAGAATTTTTGCCAGCAAAAACTATGTTTCGTAAATATATGTTAGATTGTTTTGATAAAACTGATGGTAAATTTGAATTTAAGAATGGTGCAAACGGTAACTATTTTTATGTTTTACATTTTAATAGACAATCATTTAAGGACAGGTTAGATCCTGGTAATTTTCAAATGACTATTTCTCCCATTGTTTCAAATCCAAATCAATTATACAATACAGGAAGTAATTTTTATTTCAATACTGCATCAAATACTATATTTACATTGATAGATGATAGTTCTGACTCAAAAGAACAAATAACATACATGGAAGAAGTAAAAGATTATTACTACCTTGTTTCTGGATCTCTTTTAGATGGTGTATATGATGATAGTGGTTCAAATGCTTGGGGTATAGTTATTCCAAAAAAGGGTATTGTTATTTTAGATGGTGTTGTTTTGGATCAATCATGTTCATTTAATACCGTTACTGCTTCTATTGATGGTGATAACATTAAAAAATTATTTTATGCAATAAGTGGTTCAACTGCACCAAATAGTGTAAGAAATAACTATGGTTCTTGGTTTGCTAGATCATCGGAATGTAATTTAGTAGAAACATATTTTTGTAGAGTTCGACCAAATGAAATGAGTTATTCAAATAATCCTACTTATGTAAGTGGTAGTAATAAAGAACTACGCTATAAATCACCAGTAGATGATTCATTTGCTTACATAACAACCGTTGGTTTGTATAATAATAAAAGACAACTTATTGCAGTTGGTAAATTAGAAAAACCAATTCTAAAAAAGAAGAGCGATGAATGTATATTTCAAGTTAAAGTGAGAACAAACTAATGTCATTTCAATTCGGAAATACAATAAGTGTTGCTTGGAAAAAATTAAAAGCCGGTGATTATACTGTTAGGTCATTTGAGGCAAATAAACTTTGGAAAATAAACACAGATACAAATGACCAATACTATTACGATAAAATTGGAACAAAAGTATACCGTGCACTATATGCAGAAAATCATAAGTATTTTGGCAAAGTTGCAAATTTAAGTTCTTCTTTATATGAAAGAGTTTTTACTTCACAAAGTTTAGATCCAAAACTTTTATGGTATCATCTTGACCATTCTTTTTATACAGAATATCAAACAGGAAAATTTCCTGTTTATATTACAGAGGATGCAACATTAACATATCTTTGGCAATCAAGTTCAATGGTTGTATTTCCAATGGGTGTTTTTGGTGAAGGAATAAAGAAAAAAAGTTTTACTATGACCAATTACAGTAGCACATCTTCAAAAGAATTTACAGTAGTTGATGACGGATTTGGTAATCTAATAGATACTTCATACGATACTGAACATTTTATACCGATAGAAAATAATCTTCTATATGTTGGTTTCAATGAAAAGTATAGAGAATACAATTACAAAAATGAAAAATTGGAATATGTATTAGATACTTCGAGAAATAGATATAATGTAAAATTATTTAATCCGAAAAAAATAAGTTACAATGATGGAATACCAACAAGTGATACAAATGAATCAACTGGTGTTTCTGCTAATTTATATGGTTCTTATTTTCAAGTAGAAGAAGCACCGTATTTTAATTTTACAAGGTTAAACAATTTTGCTTTTAGTTTTTGGATGAAAATACCACCAACACAATCAATGCTTACTTCCGATTACAACGCAATCTTTAATAAAAATACAATTGAAAAAAAAGATATAAATGGAATAACATCAACAATTTTAAGTGTTTCGGAACAATATCCATTTGATATTTCATTATTAAATGTGTCATCTTCTTCACCAAATTCAATAAGATTTAGACAAAGTTCAGAATTAGAGACTGCATTTGTTACTTCAAGTGCATTAACGCCAAATTCTTGGTATCATGTTGTGTGTCAGAAAACAGGAAGCAATTATCAAATATGGTTAAACGGTGCATTAAATGCATCTTCAAGTGCATTCGTTTCAAATAAAATACTAAATAATAACAATTTTTATATTGGTGATGATGGAACTGGAACAAAATGTTTATCTGGTTCTTTGGATGAAATTCGTATTTACAAAAAAGGTTTAACCTCAAATCAAATAAATTCTTTGTATGATAACAGTTTTGAAACAGGATCTGCATATCAAACCAATAGAATTGGCAATATATTTTACAAAAAAGGAATTGTTGTTGTTTCTGATCCAAGACCTAAATATGCAAATACATTTTTAGGTGAAACTGGTAATTTTGATTACAATGATTTAACAGATGGTTTTTATGGACAATTTAGAAGCACAACAACAATGTATGAACATGAAATTGTTTGTAAAATTCGCAAACATGAATTTAATTATACACAAAATCCATCTATATTAAAAGATGTGCAATCCGGTCCTTCATTATTAGATACCTATGTAACTAATCCATATTTCAATCCATACATAACAACAGTTGGATTATACAATAAAGATAGAGAGTTAGTTGCAGTTGCTAAAGTGGCAAATCCGATAGAAAAAAGAGACGATGTAGATATGAATATCATTGTAAGGTTTGATATGTAATATGCGTAGAAATCAAGTTGCAATTAAACATGGTTTTCGTAGTGGTTTGGAAGATATAGTAAATGATATGTTGAAAGAAAACGGTAAATCATTCAGTTACGAAAGTGAAAAAATATCCTACATCCAACCGGAAACTAAACACAATTATACACCAGATTTTGTCCTAAACAAAACGGATGGCAACAAAATGTATATTGAAACAAAGGGTAGATGGGTAAAGACAGACCGATTGAAGTTTGATTTGATATTTGACCAATATCCTGGTATAGATATTCGTTTTGTATTCCAAAATCCAAATGCAAAATTATACAAAGGAAGTAAAACAACCTATGCTCAATACTGTGATAAGAAAGGGTGGCGTTGGGCAAAGAAAGAAATACCAGAGGAATGGTTGAAAGAATGCTTGTAATTGTAACAAATTTTTCTTATATTTATTGGTATACCAAGTATTTTTTTTGGAGATTATGAATGAATAAACAAAGAATGCAAAAACTTGCTGGTCTTTTGAAGGAAAACATCAATGAAGCCAGTGGTAAAATCAATGCGAAAATTACAGCTGTTGAATTTGATTTTGAATCAGATGACGATTATGGGGATGTATCTCCAGCAGAACAGAAAAAATTTGTTGCTTCTGTAATAGGTAAAACGTATCAAGTTGATGACGAAGATGAAATTGCAGACGCTATTTCAGACGATACAGGGTGGTTAGTAATGAGTTTACAATACGAACTTCAAGATGCAATAGTTCAACGTAAAATGAAAAAGTAAAATCTTCTTAAAGAAGCCATGGGGCTAACCATAGACCAAAATCTTCCGAATGCTACCAACAAAATTACATCATTCAGCAATGAATATTGGAATAAAATACGGGAGTATGAAAGAAATACGGTGGAACCTTTCACGGAGCGGTTGGCAGAAGAATGGTTAAAAGAATGCTTGTAATTGTAACAAATTTTTCTTATATTTGTTACAAGTATTATTTTCCGTAAAGTGTGGTTATGATAAATTACGATTTGTTATCTCTTGTTGAGAAAGTTCTTGGTAAAGGTAGAAGAACATCTGGCAACAATTATTCATTCTTCTCACCTTTCATCAGTCATTACAAACCAAAACTTGAAATTGATTTAACTGTAAACAATAACGGTGAAAATCCATGGCATTGTTGGGTTAGTAATGCTAAAGGTAGAAGTATAGTTTCACTATTCAAAAAAGTAAAAGCAGGTAAACAATACCTAGATGACTTAAATAAAATACTCAAAACAAAAAATCTATACATTAAAGATAAATCCGAAACAAAAGAAGAATTGGTTTTACCAAAAGAATTTATCCGTTTATACGAATACCCAAAGATAAAAGACATTCAAGTAAAAATGCAAATGAAACAAGCATTAAATTATTTGAAATTAAGAGGTATCGGTAGAACGGATATATTGCGTTATGGGATTGGTTATTGTCCTAATGGTAATTATTCTGGCAGAATTATTGTTCCATCTTATGATGAAAACTTCAATCTAAACTTTTTTGTTTCTCGTTCTATTTTTGAAGAAGATACTCTAAAATATAAAAATCCAAAATGGAGTAAAGATGTTATTGGATTTGATTGTTTTATTGATTGGGATGAACCGGTTACACTTGTTGAAGGTGTATTCGATGCAATTACTGCCAGATATAATGCAGTTCCACTATTCGGCAAAATAATTCAACCAAAACTTCGAGAAAGAATTTTGTTGCGTAAACCACCAAAAATAATTGTTGCACTTGATAATGATGCTTATTCGGATGCCATAAAAATATCCTCATCACTTCTTTCAGAAGGTATAAATGTATCAATAGTTCAAATGCAAAGTAAAGATATAAATGAAATGGGTTTCAAAGATTTTTCAAGTTTGAAATCAGTTACACCACCAACAGACAGTTATGATATAATTAAACAGAGGATATTGTATGCGTAAAGAAACATTATGGTCATTCGCTATTAGTGAAGTTGAAAAGATATTACACATATCGGATGTTCATATTCGCAATCTAAAAAGACATGACGAATATCGTAGTGTATTCAAAAAACTTTATGATGTTTGTAGAAGTAAAGTTGCTGAAAACAAAAATACTATCATATATCTTGCCGGTGATATTGTTCATGCAAAAACAGATATGACTCCGGAACTTGTGGAAATGGTTACAGAATTTCTTGATACTATTTCAAGAATTGCACCAACAATTTTGATTGCTGGTAATCACGATTGTAACTTAAATAACATGAGTAGAATGGATGCACTTTCACCAATTGTATCACTATTGACAGATGAAAAAAATCAATTATTTTATTTGAAACAGAGTGGTATTTACTATTTACAAAATGTTGATTTTGTTCTTAACTCGGTTTATGAAAATCCAAAAGATTTTATTTTGGCAAAAGATGTGGTTGGAAACAGAACAAAAATAGTATTGTATCATGGACCCGTTGATAGAGCAGCAACCGATACCGGTGTTCTTATGAAACATAATGATGTAAAGATTGAAATGTTTGATGGATTTGATTATGGAATGTTTGGCGATATTCATAAGTTTCAATATCTTGACGTTGATGGGAAGTTTGCTTATGCAGGTTCACTCATACAACAAAATTATGGTGAAGGTTTAGTTCATGGTATTATTGAATGGGATATTAAGAATAAGAAATCAAAGTTTATTGAAATTGAAAACGATTGGTCATATCACACTATTGATGTTGAAAACGGTAAAATTAAAAAGTTGCCAACAAAATGGACAAAGTATAATTCAATTAGATTGCGTATAACCAACACACCCCATTCCGAAGTCAGTCAAATAATGACTGAATTAAAGTCATTGACAAATGTTATAGATATTAGAACACAACATCTTGTTGGTTCAAGTAATGGCAATGTTCAAACAAAAGTAAATCCAATTGGTAAAATTCGTGATGTTGAATATCAGAACAAATTGATTACTAATTATGTAAATGACAAGTTTACGGTAACGGATGATATACTTGAAAAGATTAGGGGTATCAACAGAAATGTAAATACCAAATTATCAGAAAGTGATGTTGTTCGTAATCTTATATGGAAACCAATTTCATTTGAATTTGAAAATATGTTTTCATATGGAAAGGGTAACAGAATACAATTAGATGGGATGAATGGAATATACGGATTGTTTGCTCCAAATGCAAGTGGTAAGTCTTCCATTCTTGATGCAATTATGTTCTGTCTATTTGATAAATGCTCGAGAACATTCAAAGCAGCACAAGTTCTCAATAATAAAAAAGATAACTTTCAATGTAAACTACATTTTATGATTGGTGAGAAAAACTTTTACATAAAGAGAGTTGCCACGAAAGAAAAGAAAGGAAATGTAAAAGTTAATGTAGATTTTTGGTATGAAGAAAACGGTGACTTGGTATCACTCAACGGCGAAGACCGTGATGGGACTAATTACGCCATACGGAAGTATATTGGAAATTACGATGATTTTGTCCTAACGGCAATGTCATTGCAGGGTAATAATACAAACTTCGTAGATAAAGCACAAAAGGATAGAAAAGATTTGTTGGCACAATTCTTTGACTTAAATTTATTCGAGGAATTAAACATTATTGCTACGGATGAAGTCAAGGGATTGCAGGCATTGGTCAAGGAATTTAAGAAACAAGACCATTCAACAAAATTAGCAGATGCCATCGGTATTCATAAAGCAAATACAATACTTTTGGAAGAAACAACTGACCAGAAGGGTTATATTGAGAAAAAAATAGAAAAATTAACCGTTTCAATTTCAGAATTGAATAAAAAACTAATTCCAATTGCAGACAATTTTTCTTCAAAATCTGTCCAATCATTATTGGATAAGAGATATTTATTAGATAGAAAGAGTAATGATTTAATAAATGAAATAAAGTCATTAGAAGATGAATTAGATGATGCTAAGACATCACACTCGAAGTATCTTGGTTTATCGAAAGAGTTTGATAAAGAAACTCTGATGGTAAGAAAAGAAAGAATTGACATTGTTCGTAACAGAATAACTGAACTTGAAGCTGATTTGCGTAGTGTAAAGTTAAAAGTTCAACATTGTCAAGATAAAATTGATAATTTGAAAGATCATGAGTATGATCCAAACTGTGAGTTTTGTGTAAATAATGTATTTGTTAAGGATGCAGAAAGAGCAAAATCACAGATTTGGGGATTTGAACAAGACAGAGATGAATTGAATTTTGAATTGCGTAATTTGAACGAGGAATTTACAAAAAATTCATTTGTTTATTCTGAATTAGAAAAATTACATTCTCTTGAAAATAGTGCTTTCAAATATGAGAAGCAGATATATTCGGTAGAAAAACAGATTTTTTCTGCAAAAGAAGAACAGAAAAGAATACATGATGAAATTGGTAACATAGATATTCAGATTGAAAAGTATAAAGAAAATGAAGATGCCATCAATCAGAATAACAAAATTCAATCAGAAATTGATGAATTGGAAACTGAAAAGAATACTCTATTAAAAGTTGAATTGAAAAAAATTGATGAAAGTATTTTAGAGTATAATGGTAATGTAAAGGTTAGTGAAAAGGTAATAGACGAATGTGAAGTATCTATACAAAAGTTGAAAGACCTTGAAAAAGAATATGAAGCATACGACTATTACCTAAAGGCAGTAAACAGAAACGGTGTTCCGTATGAATTGATAAGTAATGCTTTGCCAAGTATTCAAGAAGAAACAAATAATATATTGGCAAACGTGGTCGATTTCCAAGTTCTGTTTGATACAGACGGAAAGAGTATCAATACATACATAGTATATGACGATGACCGTTTTTGGAATTTGGAACTGTCAAGTGGTATGGAAAAGTTTATTTCATCACTTGCAATCAGAACAGCATTGATACAAGTTTCGTCTTTACCAAGACCAAACTTTATTGCAATAGATGAAGGATTGGGTGTTCTTGATCCAACTGTTATGGCAAACTTCTCTCTGTTCATGGAGTATTTGAAAACACAATTTGAATTTGTAATACTTATATCACACATAGATAGTGTTCGTGATATGGTGGACAATCACATTGAGATTAAAAAAGAAAACGGATTTTCTAAAATAGAGACATAGGATGTTAGAAAAGAAACGGTTACCCAGAAAATACATAGATGTAAAAACTACCTTTACGGATAGTAATAATAAATCACCAAACATTCTTGATTTGAAATTTATACCCGATGTATTTACTGCCGGTAAAAATATATTTAAGATAAAGCCAAATAAAAAAGTAGTTTCTTCAAAGTTTCCAATAGACATAGAAATTCTTGATAAGAATGGTAATCCAATATACCATGAAGTTTTAGAGTCAAGAGAAAAAACAGATCTAATAAATGTTTCAGTTTATGTTTATGAGACTGTTCCTGCAGGTGAATGCACAATAACTATTCTAGCAACTGTAACTGTTGATAGAACGGGAAGACCTTTAACTAAAAGCAATATAAAGAAGTATAATTACAAATACAACCACAAACTTTCTGTTGATCCAAAAAAACAAAATGAAAGCGAAATAATATATTCAAAAGTTCCAGAAGTTTCTATTAAGGAAAAAACATTTTCTGTAATAGAAGAAATAAATACGCCAACAAAATTGGATGTAAAATCTGGATATGCAAACTATGAGTTAAAAGAAGACGGAACACCAAGATTAACTGCTAGAACAGATTTATTCAATTCCGATTTTGTTAATGGTAAAATAACATTTGGATCTCTTGCAACAGGATATAGACCAACCGTTCAAACTTCATCATTTCAATATACATCAAGCGTTGATAAGGTAGTTGGACCAAGACAATTAAACTTAAAAGATGCAGTTTACATAACTGGATCAGATGGGATTTATAGAAAATTAAGTTCTGTTTCAAATCAACCGTATCAAATAGAGTATTACAAAAGTCCAACTATTAGAAATATAACACAAAATGTAAAGACATATGCACAGATTGATATTTCTGGATTGGATCCTGAAGTTGGTAATTCATCTAGAATAAAAGTTTTTGCTAGAAGTGCCGTAAAACCAAATCAATCATATGAGTTAATATATGATGAAAGAGTATTACAAAATAATAGATTGGTAGATACTTCATCAAAATTTATAGATCATCCAATCGGTATATTTGCAAAAAATGTTACAGTAAAATCTGCTGGAACACAAGTAACATACCAATTAAATTCATCTGCAAGTTATTGGAAAGCGGTATCTGTAAACGGTGCTCCATCTGCAAATATAACAACTGGATCAGTTGCTAATGATGAAACCTTTGTTGGAATATCAACTGTTGTTGCATCACCTTTAACTGGAATACAAGAAATTTTTGTTGAACAAACTTCAAGTGCCGCTACTGAATTTTATGATGATTCTGTTTACAACTTAAAATTCGATTATACCATAAGACCTAGTAAATCAGATTCCAGAACTCCAAAATTTAGAGTATATGTAACAGGAAGTGCTTTTGCAAATAATTCTGAATACGGTAGATTGGTTGCAGATATTCCAATTGGTAGAATATTTGATAATAAAGTAAATAAAGATTACACCGTAAAACTACCTGTTGTAAAAAATGGAACTGGTATAGTTCGTTTTCTTGTAAATGATGGCATAAGATTATCGAATATAAGAATACAAGAGGATGTTGATTTTGGTTTTACTCCAAATAGAACAACCATATATGCACCATTGAAACAGGATCATAGAAATGAATATCTTGATTTTAAGATACAATTTTTTAATGATAGTCTAAAAGAATCAAATGTTTCTGCATCATTTACTAATGCATTTTTTGTTGGTGGAAATAGTTACATATACGGTGGAACTAATATAATAACTGGATCTACATTTATTTCTCCATATACTTCAAGTGGTGTTCAATTGTATGCAAACATACAAGCCGGAACATCAGGATCAGCAATTCAGTCTTATGGTTATAGTGGGGTAAACAATGCAATTCAAAATCCTTCAACTCCTTCTCATTTTGGATGGGGATTAACTCAAGGCAATCCTCATAGTCAAAGTGTAAATACCTTCTCCGAAACAAATATAAATATGATAAATGAATGTGGATCTATTTTTGATTTTAGAGCAACACCTTCAAATTTTATATTTACAATGATTGGTAGTTCTTCATTTCTTGTAGGTAGTAGTGGATCATACAATCCAACATTTGGCACTGCAGGTGCGGCTGGAACATCTGGATGTGATCCAATATGTGATGAATCATACATAAAGTGGGATGGGTGTGAAGTAACAATATACAATGCAAATGTAATATCAAGTTCTTTTGTAGGAACATCCGGTATTGGTGGAACTGGAACATCAGGAACTTCTGGCACCGATGGATTAAATGGGACATCCGGAACATCTGGAACTTCAGGAAATAATGGTTCATCCGGAACATCTGGATTAGATGGGACATTTTTTGGTTCATCTGGTTCATCTGGAACCTCAGGTTCATCAGGAAGTTCTGGCACATCAGGTTCATCAGGAACTTCTGGCACATCAGGTTCAACAGGAACATCTGGATTAGATGGGACATTTTTTGGTTCATCCGGAACATCAGGAACTTCTGGCACATCAGGTTCATCAGGAACATCAGGAAGTTCTGGTTCATCTGGTTCAAGTGGAACTTCTGGCACATCAGGTTCAACAGGAACATCTGGATTAGATGGGACATTTTTTGGTTCATCTGGTTCATCTGGAACCTCAGGTTCATCAGGAAGTTCTGGTTCATCTGGTTCAAGTGGAACTTCTGGCACATCAGGTTCATCAGGAACTTCTGGATTAGATGGGACATTTTTTGGTTCATCCGGAACATCAGGAACTTCTGGATTAGATGGGACATTTTTTGGTTCATCCGGAACATCTGGTTCATCCGGAACATCTGGTTCATCCGGAACATCTGGTTCATCCGGAACATCTGGTTCATCCGGAACATCTGGTTCATCAGGTTCATTCGGAAGTTCTGGCACATCAGGTTCATCCGGAAGTTCTGGCACATCAGGTTCATCAGGAAGTTCTGGCATATCAGGTTCAAGTGGAACTTCTGGTTCATCAGGTTCATCAGGAAGTTCTGGCACATCAGGAAGTTCTGGCACATCAGGAAGTTCTGGCACATCAGGTTCATCAGGAACTTCTGGTTCAAGTGGAACATCTGGTTCATCAGGTTCATCAGGAACTTCTGGTTCAAGTGGAACATCAGGTTCATCAGGAACTTCTGGTTCA